GATAGCGGCGCGACATATGATATTAACTTTGATGAAGAAAATGAATCTGAAGAAAAAGAAACTGAAGAAAAACTTAATGAATACGAAGCAGAAGAAGAAACTAAAGCTATAGTTAGTAATTTTGGTAAGGTAGCCAGTGCAATAGGACGTATGCAACAAAAAGGAATTAAAGTATTGCCGCCAGATATTAACCAATCAAGATATACTTATACATTGAATGTAGAAGAAAATACAATTCGATATGGTTTAACTGGTATTGTTCGAGTGGGTCATGATTTGGTTGACCAAATATTAAAGAATCGACCATATGAAAATATTATTGATTTTATGAATAAAGTTAAAGTAAATGTTTTACAAATGGTAAGTCTTATTAAATCAGGAGCATTTGATTCTTTCGGCACAAGACAAGATATAATGAAACAATATTTATACTCCATTTCTGAAACAAAAAATAAATTAACATTACAAAATGCAGGTATGTTAATTAATTATGGATTGCTCCCAGAGTCTTTATCTTTTGAAATAAAAGTATTTAATTTTAATAAGTATATAAGGAAATTTAAAGATAAAAGTACTGACTTAATTACATTAGATGAAATTAGTTTGCCGTTTTATGAGTCTAATTTTAATGTTGACTTATTAAGAATTAATGACAATGTAACTACTATTTATGCGCCAGAATGGAAATCAATTTATGATTCATATATGGACCATATTAGGAACTATATTAAAAAGAATCATGATGACTTACTTGAGGCACTAAATAATAAAATTATCGCCGACAAAGTGAATAAATATGCTCAAGGAAGTTTAGAAAAATGGTCTATGGATAGTGTTTGTTTTTATCAGAATAAACATGAGCTTGATGGCATTGATTTACAATCTTATGGTATTGATAATTTTTATGACTTACCAGAAGAGCCACAAATAGATTATTCATTTGAAGCAAGAGACGGACATACGGTTAATATTTATAAATTAACTCGTATTGCCGGAACTGTAATAGACAAGAATAAAACTAAAAATCAAATTACACTACTAACCACTGACGGAGTAGTCATTGTTCAAGCTTATGGCGTTTTTCCGCAATATGATAAACAAATAAGCCAAGTTAATAATGATGGTAGTAAAACAATATTAGAAAAATCATGGTTTACTCGTGGCAATATGTTAATTGTTAATGGAATGCGAAGAGGTGAAAATATATTTGTAGCAAAGAAATATGCAAAACAAGTAGATTTACATCATTTCTTACTTATTAAAAGAGTATTAGATAATGGAGTATTAGATATTCAAGAAGAGAGAATGGAAGTTGCTGGATGATAATAGGATTATATGATTATGACTTAATAACATTAAAACAGCCCCTCATATTTAATCTTGAATTAATGAAAATGTCTTATTTAATCAAACATAAATCAAAGAATACAGTACAAATGATGCGCGAATGGAAAGATAGTTTATTTTCTAAAATATATGTTGAAAAAGATTATAACGACGGCGTTTATCCAGAATATATAATTTCTAATGAAAAAGTTGAATTTAATGGTAATGTTCTTTTTAATGGACAGTATGCGGCGCGCGATATGGAATTTGAATTGTGCGCCGCAGATACCTCAATATATGAACCAATGAAAAGATATTATCAAAGAAGCCTAATTATTAAAAATTTATATAAATACATGATAAATGGACAGCACTTAAGACTTTCATTAAATGGAACAGAACCAACACCGCATTGGGAAAAGCAAATACAAAGTAATAGTTATAGGTACTTTTTTCATGATACAAACTTAGAAATAAATGAAGCTACTGTTGATAGTATAAAATGGCTTAAATTTTTCAATGATGATGACTTTCTTTGCGCGTTTAAGTTCCCAATATATATTACCTCAAATAATCAGCTTAAATTATTAAAAGGATTTCATTTCGTGCCGGAAACCACTACTATTGTAATTGATTGCCCATTTGAACTTACAGATATATTTAGTTTACGTTTTAGTAATGCTATATTTCAAATAAATACATCGATAAACGATTTATCAAAAATTCTTAAAGTCGGTAAGATTTTATCATATTTCAATGTTTCTTTTGTACTTAATATTAGTGATGATTTTAATAAATTAGAAAAGATATTAAACAATTATTTCAGATATATAAAATTTAAACAGCCCATTCCTACCATTTATTATTATATTAAATATATAAATTTAGATTTACAAATGATTGAAAAAATATCTTTACTAAAAGAAATTAAAACTAAATATCCAGAATTATTTGAATATTTTAATTACGGAGGTAAAGTATGAACGGATTAGAAATCAGAAAAGCTATTGATGAGAATAATAAAATTATTCAAAGCTTATTTACTCCTAATAGTTTTACACTAAATAATGCTATCGCGCAGTTACTTGAAGAAAATAAAAAGTTACAAGAGCAGTGTAAGCATGAATTTCAAGACGGATATTGTATTTTCTGCGATAAAGAGGTCGTATAATGATAAAGTTATATACTACAGAAACTTGTCCTTTATGTAAAGTATTAAAAGTAAAATTAAATAGTGCTTCTATAAAATATGAGCTTCATCAAGATATTGAAGAATTACAGAAAAAAGGAATTACTAATGTGCCGATTCTTGAAATAGATGATAAACAATATAACTTTAGTGAAGCAATTAAAATGATTCAGGAGGGTCAACTTGCAGAATAATATTAAACTTGGTAAAAATTTTACAACAACATTTAATAAACTATGTGAAAAATATGGAGAAGAATTTGAAAAGATTAATGGTTTTTCTGAGTCTAATTTAAACTTATCTGGTTTTGTTGATAATTTTATTGATTCAGACAATACAGCAAATTCTACTATTGATGCAAACGCGAACGTTCAATCAAAAGATATTTGTAACTTAATCAATGAAATACCTAAACCCTTTCTAAAGCTCTTGGGATATAATAAATTATTTTATGAAGCACAAAAGAAATATGGTATTAAATTTGCAAGAGAAATGTTTGAAGCAGACTGGAAGGGAGACATCTTTATTCATAACGCTTCAGATATCAGCTTACGCCCATATTGTTTCAACTATGACTTAGAAGCACTGGCCACGAGAGGAATGTTTTTCATTAATAACCTTAAAACATTACCAGCAAAGCACTTAACTACATTTTGTGACCATTTACTTGAATTTATTTCTTGGGTAACAAATCGCCAAAGCGGCGCAAGTGGTATTGCTAATGCGTTAATGTGGTTATTCTGGTTCTGGAAGAATGACGTAGAACAAGAACATTATATTAAAAGTCCTGAATATTACCGTGACCAATGCTTTCAGAAACTTATTTTTGATTTAAATATGCCTTATTTAAGAATTACTCAAACAGCTTATACTAATATTTCAATTTATGATAGGGCTTATTGCATGGAGATGTTTGGTGGATTAGTATATCCAGACGGCAAATTATTTGTTGACTATATTGATGAATTTATTGATTTTCAGAAAGCATTTCTAAATAAATTTTCTGAAATGAGAGAAGAGAACCTTTATACATATCCAGTTTTGACGTACTGCCTGGTTTATCGTAATGGTAAATTTGAAGATGAGGAATTCGCACATTGGTGTTCTAATCATAATATGAAGTGGGCAGATAGTAACTTTTTAATTTCTCCCGATACTACAAGTGCCGCAAGTTGTTGTCGTCTCTTAAGTGATACCACTAAACTAAAAGGAGTAATGAACTCTATTGGTGGCTCTTCATTAGATATTGGAAGCGTATCTGTAGTTACATTAAATATTGCCGCCTATGCAGAACAAGCCCAATCAATAAATGAATTTTTTGACATTCTAACAAACAATGTCCATTTAGTAATTAAAACCAATGATATCGTTAGACATATTATTAAAAGAAATATTGAGAAAGGACTATTACCAAACTATTCCTATGGTTTAATGAAGTTAGATAAACAATTCTGTACCATTGGTATTAACGGTATATGGGAAGCTGTAAAAAAATTCAACTTAGCGAAATGTGATGAAAATGATTATTGGAGTTATACTGATGAAGGTATAGAATTTGCTTCTGCTATTCTTGATAAAATAAATGCAATTAAGGATTCTTATAACTTTAATTATTCAATTAATATAGAACAGACACCCATGGAAAATGGAGCTATTAAGCTTGCTAAGAAAAATGAATTACTTTATGGTACTACTGATTATATTACAGCCAATCAATGGATAGCACTAAAAGATAAAGCAACTATTCAAGAGCGCGCAAAAATTGCAGGTATATTAGACAATAAGTGCGGCGGTGGCTGTATTACTCATTGTCAAATTGATGCACCATTTAATAACGAAGAAGTTGCATGGAAAATGTTGAATTATATTGCTTCACAAGGAGTTATTTATTTTGCATTTAATTTAAAAATTAATATTGATAAGAATAAGCATAGCTTTACAACAAATAAGTGTGCTATTTGCGGCGAAAGTCCAAGTGATACTTATCAACGAGTTGTAGGTTATTTAGTGCCGACAAGCTCATGGAGCGAAGGAAGAAAAAAAGAATTAAATGAAAGAGATTGGATGAACTTAAATGATGTGATATTATGAACGTTAAGGGAATTGTATATGAAGATTTTGTAAACTATAAAAAACCAAATATGTTTATTGCTACAAGTAAATGTTCTTTTAAATGTGATAAAGAAGCAGGTAGTTCTATTTGTCAAAATAGTACCCTTGCCGCGCAAAGAACAATATATATAAATGATAATACTATAGTAGAAACATATATGCAAAATCCAATAACAGAAGCTATTGTGTTTGGTGGATTAGAACCGTTTGATACACAAGAGGAATTATTGCATTTAATAAATAAATTCAGAGAACATACAAATGATACTATTATTATTTATACAGGATATACGGAAAAAGAATATTATGAAATGAATATTAGTAATATCTTGCCGCAATATAATAACATAATCATTAAATTCGGCAGATATATTCCCAATAGTAATTCACATTATGATTCAATATTAGGGATATATCTTGCCTCTGATAATCAATATGCTAAGGTGATAAGTTAATGAAAATTCAAAAATTACATACTGAACAAGCTCAAGAAGTGGCTAAAGCATTGGAAGAAAATAATTATTATTGCCCTTGTAAAACAGAACAAACACCAGAAACAAAATGTCCGTGTAAAGAATTTATTGAATCGCCGCATTTAAGGGTATGTCATTGTGGTCTTTATGAGAAAACTGAAATTTGATTTTTTATTAAATTTATGGTATAATTATATTATAGAAAGTGAGATAAAATATTTTTATAGGAGTGTTTTAAATGTTATTTACTAATCGTATTTTTTATCCTTTCCTTGATATGGAAAATTTTTTCTTTAACTCTTCCGTAAAGGATATGCAACCCTTTACTTCATATAAACAGGATAATGCCTACGTAATTGAGGTAAAAACTCTTGGTATTAATCCCACCGATGTTCATGTTAAATTAAATAAAAATATTCTTACAATTAACGGCGAAACTGCAAATGCCTTTAATGAACAACCATTTAATACTTGTCTTAAGTTAAAAATTTCAGATTCAGTATTAAAAGAAATTGATAAGATTAAGTATGAAAGTAAAAATGGTTTGACTTATGTTTATTTGTATTTTAAACCAGAAGAAGAAAGTACCATTAACGTAGAAAGAATCTAAATTATTTTATTTATCTCACTTTCTATTTATTTATAAGGAGAAAAAGAAATGATTAAAGTAGAAAATATTGAAGTTTTTGGTTGGGAAGTAGCGATTAGGGGAATGAGAAATCCCATGAATAGTTGGGATAAGAGTGATAGTATATTCAATTCTGGTTTTGGCTCGAACAGTACAATTCTTGGTGAGAATGATTTAAAACTTATGCAGTCACTTATTAAAGCAGGAACAGACCATTCTAAGTTTATGAGAATGATTAATGTTACTATGGATATTACAGCCCCTATGTACTGGGCAAAAGAAATGGACACATACAAAGTAGGAACAGTAAGAAATAGTTGCTCTACTATGCACAAAATTCATAATAAAGAATTTACTTTAGATGATTTTAGCAATGAGCATCTCGATGGATATTCTATTGATTTATTAGAACAAATAATTGATAGATTAAATGATAATAGAAAGCATTATAATGAAACTAAAGATAAGGATTATTGGTGGCAACTAATTCAGCTTCTTCCTTCTTCTTATAATCAAAAATTTACTTGGCAAGCAAATTATCAAGTTTTGCGTAATATTTACTTTTCTCGTAAAAATCATCGGCTTGATGAATGGATTCATCTCACAAAAGTTATTCTTTCTCTTCCTTATGCTAAGGAGTTGATAGCCATTGAATAATACCTATTGTGTTTATATTCATTTAAATAAAATAAATAATAAAAGTTATATTGGTATAACTTGTCAAAATCTCTTAATCAGATGGCAAGGAGGAAGACATTATAAAACCTGTCCACATTTTAATAAAGCAATTCAAAAATATGGTTGGAATAATTTTGAACATATTATTTTTCAAGATAATTTAACTCAACAAAAAGCAAATGATATTGAAAGATTACTAATTAAATTATTTAATACTAATGATTACAATAAAGGATATAATATTAAAGAAGGAGGAGCTTCTGGTCGTCATTCTGAAGAAACAAAAGAAAAAATACGTCAAAAAGCTATAGGAAGAAAATTTAGTGCTGAAACAAGAAAATTAATTAGTGAAAAAAGTCAAGGAAAAAATAATCCAAGAGCAAAGACAGTAAGATGTGTAAATAATGGAATGATTTTTGACACAGCAAAAGAAGCTGGAGAATGGTGTAATAGAAATTATAGCTCAATATGTAAATGCTGTAATGGCAAACAAAAAACTTGTGGAATGGACCCAATAACGGGAGAAAAATTAAAATGGGAATATGTTTCTTAGATGAATGGGTTGAGTTTTGTCGAATTATTGAAACTTTACCTTATGCAAAAGAATTAATTTGTTTAGAGCTTGAAGAAGCTTATAATAATGAAACCCTTGTCGCGCAACTTAACTATATAGATAAAGACCTTAAATCAACAGGAAAACCTTTAAATGCCACTCCCTGTATTACCTGGTGTGGGGCAAATATTACTAATAAAACATAAATAAGGGAGTGATTTATTTGAATCAACAAGAATTACAGAAAAAAATAGATAATATGGAAGGTATTTTTAAAGAAATTGAAAATGACAATCCAGATGCTTCATTAGCTATTCTCATGTCATCTTTAAAGTTACCAGATGAAGAATTTGAAGTAGTCAGTAAAGAGATTTTATTTAATCTTGAAAAATCAATTAACAATATAAATGATAAATTAATTATGGTACAAGCTTTAAATACCGCTGGTCTTAAATCTGATGATTTAGTCCAAAATTTTGAAAAAATACAAGAAACATTTGAACAAATGGAAAATTTAACCCAAGCTAAAAAAGATTTCCTTAAACAATTTATAGGAATAATTATAAATGCAATTAGTGATACGGAAGGAATTACAAAAAGAATTATTAATGTTCCGATTGAACTATGTCATGAAAATGCTAAAATACCTGCATATGCAAATGTAGGAGACGCAGGCATGGATGTATACGCGGTTGAAGATGTGACAATCAATCCCGGTGAAACAGTTATTGTGCCGACCGGTCTTAAGTGCGCATTGCCACTTGGTTATGAATTTGAAGTAAGACCACGTTCTGGACTTTCAGTAAAAACTCCTCTTCGTGTAGCCAATGCGCCAGGAACCGTTGACAGTGGCTATCGAGAGGGGATTGGAGTAATTATTACTAATACTGAACCAAAAATTAAAGATATTAATTTTGATGAAAATGGTAATCCTTCTATTATTTATGGACAATCTTACACTATTACAGAAGGTATGAGATTTGCACAATTAGTATTAAAAGAAGTTCCTTCATGTGCGTTTTATAAAGTAGCTAAAGTTGCCGAAATTGGCATTAATAGAAATGGAGGATTTGGTTCGAGTGGGGTGAATTAATGGAAAGAATAGATTCAGATATTTTAAATAATGATGTTATTGAAAAATGTCTTTGGTTTACAACTATTTCACATCCACTCAAAGAAGACCGTCAATTATCTCTTATGCTACTAAAAGGGAAAGGAACAAAAATATTCCTATTAGTTGCGGATTGCGGAACTCCAGCAGTAGAAATAACTGAAGAAAGTTCTGGCTATTATACGTATATATCTGAAAAAGACGTAATCTTATCTGTAAAGGCTTTAATAAATAACGATAATGTTATTTTTTCAATCTTTGATTTAACTTCTCGGAAAAATATGACTCAAAAAGAAATTGAGGCGATACTTGGTTATCCCATTAATATTGTGAAGTGATACTTCATGGCAAAAATAACTATTGAAGATATTCACACTCTATGTAAAATTAAACATTGGGTATGCACAGATAAATTATACATTAATCTTAAAACGCCAATGCACTTTATATGCCCAAACGGGCACGACGTAGAAATTACTTGGGAAAAATTAAGAAATAAATTTAAATGCCCCATATGCTCAGGCAATTTTACTAAAACTATAGTAAATGTTACTTCAAAACCAAAGACTAATGAGTATCGTATTCTTGCTCTTGACCAAAGCAGTCATAAAACTGGATATTCAGTTTACGATAATAAGGAGTTAGTAGCATATGGGGTTTATGATAACCCTGGTAAAGATTATATAGATAGAATAGTTAAGTTAAACGATTGGCTTGAATCAATGATATTAAATTGGAAACCAAATGCGATTGGTATGGAAGAAACTCAATATAACCCCAAGGGCGTTGGACACGATGTATTTAAATTATTAAGTCAAGTAATGGGTTCATTAATTTTAACTTGTGCACGAAAGCGTGTAGATATATTGACAGTTTTAATTCCCACCTGGCGGCACTATTGTAATGTTAAAGGTAGTTCAAGAGTTGACCAAAAACGTAGTGCCCAATTATTAGTTAAGAAGTGGTATTCAATAGACGTTACAGATGACGAAAGTGATGCTATTTGTATTGGAAAATATTTTGCAGATACACATAATGTAATCGGTGAATTAAATTGGTAGGAGGAATAAATGAAATCTAATATTGGTAATGTTGTTAAAATATCTCAATTTATAGAAACACATAAAAAAGATAAAATAAATTTTAATGTTGCATTTAAACTAAGTAAAATAGCAAATAGTATTAGTTCGGACATGAATTTTTTTAGAGAGAAATATCAAGAAATTTTAGATGAATGCGCCGAAAAAAATGAAAAAGGTGAATTTGTTACTACTAAAGATAATATTAAATTAAAAGAAGATAAAATTACAATTTACATTCAAAAAGAAAATGAACTTTTTAATTGTGAAACTGATTTACCAGATGATATTACTTTTTCGCCGCAAGATTTTGAAAATATGCAAATAACTATTGAAGAATTACAACCTTTTTCAGTATTTATTAAAGAATAAAAAATGACCGTAAGTAATTAAACTTACGGTCTATTTTTTTATTCAGTTGTAAAAGTAACAATAGGATTATTAAAATTATCTCGTTCAAGTTTAATATAACCTACATCACCTGTATCAGGATTAACTAACTTAATATATGGTAATGTAATAGGACCAATCCCAATAACTTCATCTGTATTTATCTCACATACACTATTACCACTATCATTATTATATACTTTAATATTACCAATTTCATTATTTTCATTATCGAAAAAGCCCATACTTGGCTTGTTTGCGGGAAGTGAAGAACCCATTGGAACGTGAGTATCATATAGAGCTATTGAATGTCCATTTTCAATATTGCCACTCTTATCAGCTACTAAATTATTATGATTGGTCATAATCGCGCCGGTAGCTGTAGTATTAGTTTTACTAATATGTACCCTTACGCTTCTTTTTTTCATTTGGAAAATAGGAGTTAATGATTGTAGAAGCTGAAAATCTGTTTTACCTTGCGTGGTATTAGGTTGAATTAATGATGTACTACTATAACTGCTAAGACCCAAATATAACCACAAATAATAACTATTATCTGATGACCAAGGACTATCACTTGGCGCAACTAAATCTAAAGTAACAACATCATTGTTAATCCAATCATAGGTACTAAAATTAAACGTGGCATCAGTATCACTGGTAATATCTGTTTTTGTACCTTCTACCATAGTATTATTAATACTATATTGCCATTTAAAAGTAAAATCTCCTAAAGCGTTAGCAATTCCTTGACGATAAGCGCCCCATGCAGCGGTATGTTCATCATTTCCTCTAATTGAAGTTGCATTAGCAGGATAGCTTAATCCTAAATTATTAATTTGTCCTGTAATTCTAATATTATCAGTTTGCGTCGCCCCATACTCTATTAGCCACTCTATGCTGCGAATTTGAATATTTGGAACTTTATTATATAAAATAGAAAATGGTGTAATACTTACCCATTCTGAATGTTCAGTTAATGAATCATTTAAAGCTCTAAGTTCATATGCGACTATAAAATCACAGGGAAGATTTTCATAGGGTGTTGTTAATATGGTATATGCTTTCATATTACCATCACTATCTTCATAATAAATCACATTAGACATAACTTGTGTATCTGATACAATTTGCGTATCTGTATTATAATTTGCATAATTAGTAGTATCAGTGCCGCAATTTAAAGTATATAAATAATATCTATACTGATAAGATATGTCTTGATAATCATAAACTGTACGGTCAGTGGACGGCGTCCATTCAATACGAATTAAACTATTTTGTAGTGTTACATTTGTATTATTAAAAGAAAAATTAGTAATAGGCATATTATTCATCACCGTCCGTTCTTAACCATTTTACATCTTGCGGCGCTGTAGGTGATGCAGTCATTATAATATTAGTAACAGTAGTACGAATAACTGTATCACTCGTTTTTGAGGCATTAGGAGTTGATGTAGTTATATTATCTCTATATAATTCAGCTATTTCAAATGTTTCAGTTAGAGTATATGTATTATTAACATAAAAATCATAATTATTTAATGTACCACTATCTTCTATAATAGTTGAATCTGTTGTTATATAATAACAATCTCCACCGACAACATCTCTTTGTATTGCATCATTAAAATTAATTGTAGAAGCATATTCTTTAGAAGGGGCGGTAGTTGTAGTTTGCATTACCTTATTAACTGTTTTATGATATAATTCAGTTCCTTCAGAAGTGCCCGATTCCTTTACTTCCATGTCATATCTTTTTAATAGGTAAGCATTACTTCCGCCTAAAGAATCGTCCCATGATATTTTATCTGTTAATGTGAAATATGTAGTGACGTATTTTAATGGATATAGAGTATTTTCATTTAATTGCGTCAATGTAACTTGCGGCAATTTGCGCCATTCAATAATCTGCCTATCTGTAGAATTAATACTTGTATTACTCCATAGTGCTATGCAATCATCATAATATTTTCTTGTATTAGCAAATACTAAACTATAATTAGGAGCACAATTTAATTTTGTTCCTCTATCAAATCCTAATTTATTATAAATATCTTCAATTTGAAATTTTTTGGTTACTGTGCTAGTACTGGTTATATTATCTGTATCATATAATAGCCAATTTCCACTTTCTGCTTCTCTAAAATAATATGCAATACTTATTCCTAAACCAGGAGGGATTGAAGTAATACCAGTAGTAGTACAAGTAAAACAAGTATTTGTAATTGGAACTTCTGTAGACATTGGAAACGCTGTGTAATTAGTATCATCTGGAAGAGATAATTCAGAATTTAATGATGGCAAATATATACCAGCTAAACTTATTATCTTAGTAACAGATAAATCTGTCGCAGCACTATTTGTAGCAGTTATTTTTGCTTGAAGAGCAATATAACCAACAACACCTGTAATATTAAAGGTACTATTTGCTATAATTGAAAGAAGTAAATTATTTACAGTTAACGAACTTGTTAAATAACTTACACTACTTCTTGTATTATTCAGTATATATAATGTACTAAAACTGGAATCCCCAGGTTTTTTCCATTGTATTTCTACATTAATAGTATCCGTACTATTATATAAATAATAACTACCATTGAGCACCAATGGAGGAATACTAATATAACTATCGGTATCTAAGCAAGTATATCCATTCTGTGTTGTAGTATTTACTAATACCGGGTCGCTCTTAAAGGTCATATTGCTTCCTATATAGTAATTCTTTGATGTTCCAAAACTTGAATATACAAAGCCATCATAGGCTCTTGCTTGTACTGCAACACTTCTTCCCGCCCATGTTTGTGAAATAGTAGCACTAGTGGCGCTTGAAGCACTTAAATTAGTGCCGGCCACTTTAAATTGATAATATAAGTTATTAATACCATTTAAGCCGCCGCTATCTGAAGAAGCTGTAGATATTCTTGCCGTAGCAGGTAAACTTACTCTACTACCAGAAGTAGTATTATTATTTACACTAATTTGTGGTGTACTGGGTGCGTAATTCATTCTACAAGTTCCAGTAGCTAAATCACTTGGTTTATTACCTCCAACAGATGCATTTGTCGGAATACTATATACTCTGGCCGTATAATAATATCCTCTATAACCAGTTCCTTCATTGGGCGGATAAGTTGTAATAGAAGAGCTACTTGATGGGGCATTAACACCAGCACTTAATTGTGTCCAACTACCACTTGAAGAACTTCTTCTATAAAAATAAATATCATATCGTGAAATACTATTATTAGTACCATTACTACCCTTTGTCCAAGTAACAGTAACTCCTTTAATATTAGGTTCCCACCATGAAGGAGATATTTTTACATTTGTAGGTGCAGTAACTGCGGTAACACCTTGTCCGATTGGAGATAAAGTATAATTTACCCAGTTACCATTGTAAGGTCCTCCATAAGATGAAGGACCTCCCCAACCCGTATCATTTATTCCAATAGAGCAAACACAAGAAGTTGCTGAATTAGAAACTCCACCAATTTGAGCATAATAATTAAGTCTACCACCACCTGGAGCATACCACCAATCAGAAGCACCTCTATTACTAGTTAAAGTAGAAGCATAACGTCCCGTTGTAGAGATAGAACTGCTGCCAGGATTAGTATTTAATTGAAGTCCAGGATTTCGGTCACTATAATTTTCATAATAAAGACAACAACTGTTATATGTATTTTGCGATGGTTTTACTTCTACGTCAACTTTTAATTGAACAATAGTAGTTGAATCTGAAACTCTTCCATGGTATTCCCATAGAACTCTTGTTGAGTATCTAATAGAACCACCTTGCCCAATTAAATTTTGATAACCTGTAATTGGCATATCCTTTTCCCTCCTTAATCTTGACCGATATAGATAAATACTAAGCCGTCAGATACTTGTTCTACTTGCATAATATCTGAAAAGAATAATAAGTTATGTAATGTTGCTTTTGAATTTGTATCATTTGACTCAATAGTCATTACAGAATTATTTCCATTAATATCAGTAAAGTCAATTTGATTTGCGGCGATACCTGTTATATTACCTATAGTTCCAATTTTAATTAAATCAGTGTTGTTATTTAATAGTATATTAGAAAAATTATCATAGTTATTATTAGTAGTATTATTCCAACCATCTGCGCGCGAAAATACAATATTTTTATAATTAATATCAACACCATAATAGTCACTATTGTTTGAAGTGATATTGTTCTCTTTATCAATTTTCCATATTTGTAATTCATTCATTGTAATTCGCGGATTATTTGCATCATCAATAAATGTCATTACAGGCCATGGTTTTTCTGTTTCAGGCCAATAGATATTGGCTAAAGTTTCTTCGTCCCAATAATATGGACTATTAGTGGTAGTATCTAAGGAACTGAAAATAGTTAATCTACTATTCCAAATATTTAAACCATATCTATTAATATCAACTACATAATGCGCCGGAATATTTGTTTTTTCAGAATTTAATTCATCATCCCATTGGAAGAAAAAGTGACTATAATCAGTATTAGAATTTGGTGCACTTGTTGTATTATCTAATAATACACCAGTTGCCCTAATATAACCTTGGAATTCACTATTTGTAGCATTTACAGTACCATTAAATATACCATCTTGAGCATATAGAGAACCATCTTGTGTAACTATAAAGTTTGCATTATCCATATTTGCGGCAGAAGCACCAGCCCAAATACGAATATAATCATCTTCTGTTACGGGGTCATTTTCACCTCTAATATTCCAGCCCTGCCAATTAGCATTTATTGCAATATTTTCATTTGTAATACCGGCTTGCGGTAAATATACTTTACCAGTAATGTAAGCATTATTGGCAATTAAACCATTAATATTAGTATTAGAATCAAAATTAAAATCATTTTTTAATTGTTGTGGCAAATCATCTAAATTAATATGACCCATAATAGTAATATTATAGTTATTATTCTCATCTTTTGGACCTCTTACTCTAATATATGCACCATTTTCATTTTCAGCGTCCATGAGAATAGAATTACTATTTGTACTGTGACTTATTATTTGAGTGCCAATAGGTAGTGTATCTATATAATTACCTAAAATATCTTGTAATGTAAAGGTATATGTGCCATTTTCTGATGTAATTATAGTTTCATAGGTATTAGTAACACCATTTATTACAATATTTACATGAATTTCATCTATTGTTTCCCATAATACGGCCTGTTCTTGTCCAAGATTATTAATAACATTTGTTATATCAAATATATGGTCAATAGCTGTTAATTCTTCTTCGAGCGCAAAGCTGGGCGAAATTAATAATTTACCACCAACACTTGAAGTCTTTCCATACTCATAAACAACACTGCTAATCTTACCTCTAATTTCAACATTATTGAATAAAGCATCACCAGTGCCATTTATTCTCCAATTACTTGGGCCATTATCAAGACCACCGCTAATATAACCATTAGTTCCATCAATAATTAGATTATTGTTAACTATACGACCGCTTAGGATAAGGTCGCCCACAGTTTGTAGGTTACCTTGCATTGAAATAGAACCATTTTGTAATATTTCAAATACAGCTTCATGCTGAGGATATATAGTATTAGGATTATATATACTTAATACTGCGCCATTTGTAGATTTTCCAATTAAGATATTGTAGTGACGCCATAGGTCAGCAACTCCACTAACATCTGCAATAGCCTCATCAATTTCAAATGTTGTATACTGTACTAAACCATATTGGTAAGTAGTTTGTGTACCAGGGTCTGTTTGCCCAGGCTGAATAATTTTACTTACTGTATATACAGTTTGTACATTATTATTAACTACAATAATTTTTTGTCCTACGACTGGGTCAGTTCCAACAACAGAAAAATAAGTTGTATTAGTTTCATCGGCGTTATAAATAATATCTGTTGGCATTTGGAAATTTTCTTTATCTGTAACAATACTTTTCACATAAGAATCCCACTCAGTATTCTTATCTAATATTAAAGAATCGCCGAAAATTTCGCCTAATTTATTAACACCAAATGCAGAATTATTAATATTAATAAATAAATCATCATTAACGGTTTGAATTTGAGTACTAATGACGGTATTTGCAGCTAATGTATTTTGTCCATTATCCATGGTAATAATAGGATAACTAAAACTATAAGTTTCATTATTAATCACAACTTGTGTTGCTAATTGCCATAAATTTTGTTTATCTTCTGGAATTGCTTCACTAATATCAAAATTATAAGTTGTATTATCAGTTGTAGTTCCTGTAATATCAGAAGATAAAGTTAGAGTTAATATTACAGGATTATCTATTGTACCTTTATTAGCGCCAATATAACTACTTGTATCGTTAAAATATAATCTATTAATATATCCGTCATTGGCGTTTATTGTTCCACTAAAACTACCTTCTTCGGCATAAATTGAGCCATAAATAGTAGCATTTTGTGCATATAATTCACCATTGGGGGTAACGTAGAAAGGAGGTAAATTATCTGTAGTAGGTAGTGAATTTCCCGCCCAAAAGGCAAATAGTGCATTATTACTACCATCAATTCCACTTCCAGTTCCTACTATAATATGACCAAAGAAATTACCGCTTTGCGCATTTATAATACCAGTGATATTGGCTTTAGTTGCGCTCAAAGTGCCGTCGGCATATACTTTAAAAGGAGCATTTTCATAATAAACATTGCTATCGTAATTACCACTACTTAAAGCGCCTTGATGAGTATAACCAGCATATGCAACAATAGGATTCTCCGCTTGAGTTACAGTAACACCAGTTTGTTCATCATCTACTATTAAATCATTAAAATCTTCTTCTGTTGAACCATTTATGCCAAAATATTTAATAACTTCTTGGCTAGTTTTATAAGTAACAGTATAATAACCAGGAACAACACTAAGAGTTTCATTACTTTGAGTTTCTTCATTATATATAATTACATAGAAATTTGAAGAATCTAAGGTTAATTGAGTTTTATTACCACTTATAGTAATACTACCTGCTGTACTATAAGTACTTGCGCGATGGTCTTCAACTATTTTATTATCGCCAACTGGAATATCGATAAATATTGTATCATTTTCGGTGTTAGATAGATATGGCGTATTAATTTCAAAGAATAATTTTAAAGTGCCAGTTTCATCTGTAGTATTATTAACATAAACTATTTCACTAACTTCATCACTTATTGAAACTTTTTCATCAGAGCCAACGTGTAAATTATTTTGTAACCATAAATTACCGTCGTCATCAGAAGTTAATGTTATATATCCTTTTGTATTTCTTAATCTTAAACCATAATGAGGGTCACCAGCAAGATTATAGAACTTACCAAGTGATACTAATGGAATTTTATCCCCTACTACATAAGGCTCATTATTTGGGTCAATAATATAAGGATAATGTGTAATAGTATTTTCTTCAAATTGATAAGGCCCAAATATTTGTAATCCACCTGTTGCAGTTACAGAAACACTATTATCTTGTAACATCAATGACATTCCATACCATGATAATGCAAAATTAGAATATTGATTAATAGTATCAAGTATAGTATCAATATCTGGGTTATCTAAAGCATCTAATGCCTCTTCTAATTGTGTTCCTCGAGTTGTTCCAAAGATACCATATTCATTAAATCTGACATAGGCTTCCCCATTTTGAAAACTTGGATTAACAGTATTGGCATTTGCCATGAAAGCTGAAATACCATCTTCATTCCAAGTAAATAGTGGGCTATTACCATTACCAACAATATTGATTAATGAGGCATCAATTTGTCCTGCGGTTAAGTATCTTGTATTAATACCATTGCCAGTTAATCCATTTATCCAAGTACGCCCGCCATCAGTTGTCATCATAATGCCATTACTGGTAATGCGCACCATATTACTTGAATTACCTAAATCACTAACAACAATACCCATGCCACTATCCCAAGTAACGCTTTGATTTTTTGAATTTGCAAGAATAAAAGCGTTATTTTGCATAGCTTGTTCTATACTAGTTACTTCAATTTCACCTGTTGGTTTAATAGTACTTGCTGCACGGTCATATCCACCACTGGCATATTGTAAGCTTTGTGTAGTACTGGTTAATTTAGAAAATAATTCTTCAAATTGATTTTTATATGTTTGTATTGTTAATGTAGTTTGAGAAGGATTATCTAAAACTCTTCTTCTTTCACTAACAATAACTTCTTTTTTAAAGGGAGTAATAACACTACTTCCATTAATAGTTACTATTGTATTTCCAAAGAAATTGGGGTCAATAATATAGCTTGTTTGACCAATTTTAAAGTTATATAGTGCAAACTTATCTACCCCTTCAATATCAACTACACTAATTTGATATGAAGTTTTTGGAAAAGCATTTTGACTGCTAACTTTTAAACCATCGAGATAGTATAAATTATCATCTATATATTGGTCATCAGTCCAAGTTCCTTCTTGAATAAAACGAGAATAGCGCGCGAAAAGTTGAGATTCGATATATTGTTTTCTATCTAATAAATAGTCTGTTTGGTCAATTAAATTCATTTGGGTATAATCAGATAATAATGTCCAGTGAGTAGTATCACTTGCAGGAGGGATAGAACTACTATTAATATCACTAATTGCTCTATAAGGACTCTCTTCATAAATAACTATATCATTTTCTAAATATGAAGTATCAGTCCACACGCCTTTATAATTATAATTGCCACCATCTAACATATCTTCATAAGCTTCTAACTGAGCTTCATAAGTAGCTTTACCATCTTCAAAAGTAATTAATTGAGCTTTTAACTGGGCAATAGTGTTCTTTTTAACATTTATTGTATTATTAGCTATACCCATAGACTGATAATCATTCAATAAATTTTGTTGCCATTGTAATTCATCTTGTGCAGACTCCATAGATGTTTCACAATATTCTATCATTTCTTTGGCATAATCTATTTCACCTTGAACACTTATCATTTGCTCAGATTTTGGTAAATATTCATTATTAATTTCGCGCATTTTATAATAATATCCTAAATCATTAGGACTAAAGCCATATAAATCAGCTAATAATTGAGTTTCATCTAACATACCGCTATTAATATAATAGCTAAAATCATATATAGTATTTTCACCAGAAGGATTGTCATTCGCGCGACGAATTGAACACATACCATCTGTAGCAAACTCATTATTATTATCCTTAACAATTAATTTTGTAGCAATTTGTGTAGAATCAATAGTACGTTGTATACCATTAAGATTCACACCATAACGAAAACCAGTATAATTAACTTCATCATTAGGATTAAATCTTGAAAATTTAACTTGTTTTACTGGTTTATTATTTTCATCTAAATAAAGAGAGCCGTCTTTGTTATGTTTAACAATAAATTTTACCCATATTTCAAATAATTCAGCAATACTATTGATAATATTGAAATAATTACTTTCTTTAATATCAATGTGTCTTACCGCCGCAAAATTATCCCTTATAATTGGTTCATAATATGAAGTATCACTTGAAAGCATTACAGCTTCATTATTCTCTATTTTATAAAAATATTGATTATTAATAATTTCAACCTTGGGCGTTACTTCTGGGAATAAAGGCCTATTATTATGTTGAGCATCGGCAACTTCATAATAATCAAATAATTCAATATTTGCAATGTGCCATAAATAATTACTATTAAAAGCATTATATTGTAAAGCAAAATATACATCTTCACCAAAAGCTTTTGTAGTTTTTGTTGCCTTTACATATACATATAAAGAATGAGTATCATTATCATAGCAGATTGTATTTAAAAGGGAACTGCTATAAGGTGCTAAAACATTAGAAGTTCCTTCTGGATAACCATAATTTTCATAATTATTACTGTTAGAAGTATTGCAAGTAAAACCACTAATAGTAGCCCAATTATTTTGAATTAGTGGCGTGAAAGTATTTCCTCCAGAATTAACATTAATAGTACCCAAACTTACTTTCAATGGAATATTACTTGTGCTTGTAGTAATAGTACCAGCATTATATATATTTGAAGTTACATCAATTCTACGCAGTTTAACTCTAATAACATATATTTTATCTTTTTGTAAGTAAAAATGCTGATTAGAAGGTCCTTGATTTAATATAGTACCACCATCTTTCGGCAATACTAAATAGTTAGTAGGTAACCATTCTCCTGAAGAAGGCTGTTCTAGTGGCATCGTATGAAAACTTATTTTTGTTTCTATTGCTGTACTTAAATCTAAAGATTGCCAGCCAACTGCGGTAGTAAAACTACTACTATTAGCTAAGTAATTTTGAACTAAATCTGGCGTAGCATATTCTGTTTCATAATAAGAATATACTTTTTCACCTACTTGTACATCACCTGCGGCAGAGTTTACTACTTCATAATCATATACATATTTATCCATAACAGGTTCAAAGTGAGAACTAACGGATTTAACAATTCTACCACCTTGAAGTGCCACACTATTGCTATCAATGCCGCCTGTTACATATAAGTTTTTAGTTTTTATTTTACTAATACTTTCCGCAGTTAAATCATAACTATATATAAAATTTTCACTATCATCAATGATAACTCTATTATCGTCTGCATCATCAATAGTGAATAATTCGCCGTTTTTCCATAATACTTGTACATCATCAATATCATCTTTAACTTTCCAAGTATTTCCTGTTGTTGCCGCGCCACTATTAACTTCAACTTGTGAATAGAAAAAGTATACATAGCCAGTTAAAGTAGTCGCAGTCTCTTGTCCACCATTAATAGTATGTTTAGCGGTAATTCCGTCGCTTTCTTGAAGTTGACAAATAAATAATTGTTCATCAACTAATTCCGTAGGATTCCAATCTCCTGCGACAGTCCATCCGCTTCCTTCTAACACTCTATCAGCTAATTCAGTTACTGTTCCGTAATTATTTTCTAATTCTGTATCTAATATTACAGACCAACCGTTTTTACCTAATTCATTTACAAATATTTCTTTACAAGTATAAGTATTTATTTCAGTATTTTCATTTTCATTAATACTTTTAATCACAAAATCTATCCAGCGCTCATCTGTATCTTCTTCAGTTTGTAAATTACCTGTATATAAACCATCTTCAAAGGTTGGACTGTAAGCATCACCATCTCTTAGCTTAATCTTCCTTTCAACTGAAAGTAAGGCAAGGAAGGGGTTGTCGACCAACTCCCCCTTCTCATTGCGATACCTACGAGGAAGATTAAATGTCAGAGTTCTTTCGCCATTAATATTCTCAGTTAATTGTAACTGATAGGCGCCAATATTTGAGAAGAAATTACTATTAGCAATTACAGCAACTTTTCTTTCTTGAAGATGTGTGGTTTCAGAAGTGCTTTTATTTGCATCAACATAATCTTCCCAAATAGATAGTTCATAATTTTGAACTAACTCTGCCATTCCTTTTCCTCCTTTTTAATAATATAAATAATTGTAATCTATTGATTTACCATTGTAAGGAGAGACTATAGTAATTGCATTATTTGTATTAATTTGCATTAATGACTCTCCCGGCATAATATTAAAGAAATCACCAGCAACTATTAAATAATTATATAATTTATTATTCTTAGTATAAGTAACTTCTCCACCTGATGTTTCATTTTTATCATATCCAACAATAAGATGTGTTTCAGAGTCTATTTCATATGCGTCAGACCAGCCAGATTGGGCTTGTTGATTTAAAATATTAAGGTCAAGAATTAATTTTGGTTCAGCGCCAGCGGTAGTAGAAGTACTTCCATCTTCATCGTAACTAAATTGTAAATAAGTTGCACCAGTAAGACTTGATATTGTACTCTTAGCCTCAAACATAATACGAAATGGCGTATTAATATCTCCAGCATTATAAAGATTAATGCTATCATCAGATTTTATTTCATCGTAGTTATGATTATCTGTTTGTAAAAGACCACTACTATCTTTCCATTGATTAATGGAGCCTTGAATATAAGTATCTCCACTATATTCATCAATATACTTCTTCGCGCAATACGCCCAAGGATAATATGCAGTAAACTGTACAGTTCCTTCACCTTTATAAATCCTTTTACCTATATTACTAACATCATTAAATTCATCAAATGCGATAAAGTTAATTTGCGGCGCTGAAGTACATTTAACTTTATAAACTTTATATGGTAATTCATCAAACCATAAATCACACTCATATTTTACACTCAACCATTGTCTTAGCGCACGAATATTATCCTCATGTAAATCATCAAAAGCAAAATTAATAGTAAATTGTCTCTGCTGAAACTTACTATTAAAATATAGCAAACCATCTCTACCAGGTATATCTACTGTCGTATCCTTAGTAGCCGTTAACAAAGTATCCTGATAACGGCTACTGCTACTAACTCTAATAATACGAAATTCAGAAGAATGTTTATTATTAAATGTAAAACCAGTGAAATCTGTACGACCTTCTATCCCTGCTGTATTAATTATAGCCACCTTTTACCTCCTACCTAATTCAACTGCATTTACATTTCTATACATTGAATCTTGTACAATTATCTCTTTCATCTTATTCATCATTTGTTCAACATCGTAATCATTACTAATTTCACCGACGTCAATATTAATATTATAATAATTATCGCCACCAATTTTAGTTGAATTATTTGTATTATTACTGCTATTAAACGTATCTCTTAAAATATCCTTTAATTCAATAAAGTTTTGAGTATCTTTTGCATTTAAGATTAATTCAGGATTAGTTTTTGTACCATCTAACCAAGCAAGACCAGTGTAATCAGCTAAACCTCCAGTTTGATAAGCTTTAACGTCACCTTTTTTGAACCAGCCAGTATATCCGCTCGATACGCTACGGTGTCTTACTAAATAATAACCATTATTTTCTCCAATAACAGTATAAATTGGGTCACTACCAAAATATTGCTGTGAAGGCCCATCTCCATAAGAGGAGCGATAAATTTTAGCTGAACCAGCATTAATTAGTCCACCAATTTTAACTGTTTTATTTGAAGAACTTGAAGAACTAGAAGGCTTAGGCTTGGTAGATTGAGTAGATGTACTACCTGTTGCGGCTTGGAACCAACTTCCATCAGTACCTTGTGTTACATCGGTATATAATGTATTGCCAACTTTTACACGACCATCACTTTGTACAGTACCTTTTCTTTGTGTCCCAGTTTTATCAGTAAATGTTATTGTTTTACCCTGCATAGATTTTCTTAGTGCCGCCGCGCCACTTGTTGTTCCAGTTAGACTATTGTTATTAATCCAGAAACTAAAACCATTTTCAATAGCTTGATTTAAATCTTCACTCCATTGTTGCTGAGTAACGGTTCCCATACCTTTGTATAAATCAGTTGCCTTCAATAAGTTAATTAAAGAATTTGGAGATGTTCTAATAGCTTCTGTAATCATACTATTTGCTTGTTGAGCTAATTTACCACTTTCTATATCCCAATCAAGCTGAGCTTGCATTAAATCAATCTGATATTGTCTTTGCTCATAAGCTTGTTCGTTTTGCCGAGTCATTTGGTCTATTGATTTATCTATCAATGAGTCAGTATAATTTTGACGCGCTTCATCAATTTGATCACGTAAACTTAATATATCAAGTGCATTAGCTCCAGAAGTATCAGATTGCATTAGTGCTAAACGGCGTTCCATTTCTTCTATGTTAGTTAAATCTTCATCTGATTGACGCTGATTTCTATAGTCGTCAATACCAGTGGAAATCTTATCTAACATTTTAGTATTAGCTTCATTAATTGACTCATTTAATTCTGTTAAATTATCAATTTCATCTTGCCGCATTTTTTCAATGGCATTAATGACTTGGTCCTCTAAGTCAGCTAAGTCATCCATACCTTGGCGCTCTAACTCATAAATCTGGTCCTCAATATCTATAAGTTGGTCTTCAGCATCGTCAATCTTCCCACTAATATCCTCTAATTTAGAGATATATTCATCAATTCGTTCACCAGTTTCATTATTACCAGTTTGTCCAGATAAAGCCTCAATAGCATCCCAATCAATTTCTACATAGCCAAGAGTTTCATTATAGTTAGCATAACGGCCTACATCAGAATATTCATTCTCAATACGTGTAGCTTCAGTTTGTCTACCAGCTAATTGTTGTTGATAAAGGCCACGAGCATTTTGCAATGTTTTTAATTGGTCTTGACGATTTTTAAGGGCATCACTAAGTTGTATACCTTCTTTTCTTAAGATTTTTTCATATTCATTTTCTAATTTATTACGTTTACGGAGTTCTTCATTAGTTTTTTCAACAAGATTGTATAACCAATCATAATCGGCTACCCATGGTTCTTCTTCTTTTTCTTCAGAAGAGCTTCCGCCGCCGCCACCGCCGCCACCAGAACTGCCTGAACCACCAGAGCCGGAAGAAGGAGTACTGGAACTGATATTAGGTACACTAACACCTCCTCCTTGTGAACCAGCAGATGTTAAAGTTCTAATAGTTGGAGCTGCCATTAGAGATGTATACTCAACTTCTTGCATTTCAATTTCAGGCGTCATTTTTGTTGGCATACCATTTTTATCATATTCTATGGTATAAGTTGTAGCTGGAAATTTTTGTACTTGAGGAACTTCTTGTGGGTTTGGATCAAACTCAACATTATATCCCATTGACATAAAGGCCGCACTAACCTGCTCAGCAGTCATACCAGATGCTATAATTAATTCATTACATTTATCAATAAATTCTTGGTCGTCAAGAACATCACCCGCATTTAATTTAGGTAATTGATATGTATCAAGTAAAGAACTTAAGTCATTAAGAGCTACTAATGCATCATCTACAAAATTATTTTCTGGGTCCATACGAATTTGCATTAAGTAATCTTGTGTAGCCGCACGTTGTAATTCGCCTAATGCATCACCACTACCTTGAGCAGCTTCTTGTAAATTCTTAATATTTTCACTATTATCCCAGAAAGCATCTGAAAGGTCTTGAGAGGTATTAAGCATTTTATTTACAGATTTTTTCAATGCAGCAAAAGCTTCGGCATCTTCATATGTTGAAGCGCTAATTAATCCAGTATTTTCATCAATTAATGCGTTCCATTCTTCATAGCTGGAAATAATTTCACTTAGGCCACTATTCATATTTGCATTAATTAAAGCTATTTGATTAGCTTGTGCTTGATTTAACCCATCGTTAACTTTTTGAATAGAAGTCGCTAAAGCATCCATAGCATTAGCATCATAACCCGCAGCTTGAATATCACTACGTACTTTAGCTAATTGTTGTTGTTCTGTACCACCCATAGCAGCCACAATAGAAGAGTTAGAAGCCTCCATGAATTGTAAATCATTAAGTTGTGAACCATAAGATTTTTGTTGGTCGATGCTTTGTTGATAGGCAGAACCACCAGTACCATAATACTGGTTAAAATCTTGAGTAATTCGAGACTGTAAACCTTCATTGCTAAATTTATTATCCTGTTGTGAACTTATTAAGCCTAAATCATATGCCAAAATATTAGCATCATTCCTTGATATAGTAGATTCTCCATTTGAATCTCCTATAGTAATAGTTCCGTTAGCAATACCTTGAATAATCTCTAAATCTTCTGTGTCTAAATTTTCGTATTTTGCTCCTTCTTTAACTTGTTCATCTAATCGGAACTTCGTTTCAGCTAATATTTGTGAAGTTAATCCATTTAATTCCGTTAATAACGCGTTAGTATCTTCACCAGTATAAATAAATTCATCAATACCTGTTCTAATAAAATCTGCCTCATCTGCACCAGCAGCAACTAATTGGTCATATTCTTCTTTTGTATAAGCAGCCTCTCCATTTTCAGCCTTATCTTCAACAAGTTCTATTGCAGAATTTAAAGAAGATAATTCTTCTTCGATTTTCTCAAGACTAAATTCAGCAGCAGCTTTTGTAGCTAATAAAATTTGAGGTATTAAGTTATCCTCAAAAGTATATCCTAAATTTTCTATGGCGCTCATAGTTGATTCAATTTGTTCCTCAGATGACCAATCAGTGGAGCTTAATAATCCAACTATTTCTTCTACATCATCAGCGTCAACACTATCAATTATATCTTTTAAAGAGGCACTAAATAATCCAACATCTCCACCACGAATAGTAATATCTGCCATGGTGTTCGCAAAACTTTCCATTTGTTCTGCGCTTAAGCCATCTACTGACTCATCTAAATCAGTAACTAAATTTTTAATTATTGCACCAAATTGATATGATTTAGTACCTAATTTATCAGATTCATCAAAGGCATTCTCAATAGTCTCTTGAGCATTTAATAGGTTTTGTTTGAACTGGTCTGCGGTCATATCTAAATTTTCTAATGTTAAATCTTCGTCAATAGTACCTAAGTATTTGTCAATATTCTGTTCATTTAACTGCTCAATATTATCTATAGAAGCCCCACCGAGAATTGTACTAATATCCCCTTGAGTTAAATCCAATCCTTCATTAGTTACAGCATTTAATAGTGCAGTACCATTAGCGCCGCTTAAATCTATACCAGATAATACACCAACAATCTTATCTGCTTCTTCAGCAATCGTATCAGATACTCTATTAATTGCTATAGTTTGATTAATTGTCTCTTCCGATAAACTACTATCAGCAATTTTTGCAGAAACCTCATCAACTGTCATTTCCATTATGCCAGCATATTCTTTTTTTCTGGCTTCCAGGTCTAATGAAGCAACTTCTTCCTTTTCTGCTTCAATATCTTGACTCATGGTATCTTGAGTAGTATCTAAAATACCGCTAATAGCATCTTTTAATTGTTCATTACCTGGTTCAGTTAGGGTTTCATTCTGTGAAAGAATATTAGCTATCATTGTATCTCGTTGAGATTCCATTAGTTGGAGCGACTCTTGGGTTTGAACAATTAATTCACTTAAGTTTTCACCGCCATTTTGTAATTCGGCGATAAATGCATTAAATTGTTCTTCAGTTCCGTCAGTGACAGCATCATAAATTTTTCTAATAGCATCTATATCTTTGTCATCCTCTACGGTGGTAATACCCCTATCGGCCATAGTAGAAATAATCTTTGTGAAATCTTCACTGCTAACGCCACTTTGACCTTGAGACACTAACATATTCATAGTTTCATAGGCAGTATTTTCAGCTAAACCCCAATCCTTAGCTAAATTAGAACTTAATTCAGCTAAACCTAAAGTAATAGTATCAAGTTGTATTCTAGCGTTTTGCATCTCTTCGCCAGTAATATCATTAGCATATCTATAATTACTAATACTTTGCGCGCCTTCATAGCTGGTTAACAACATATTTACGCCCATTTGGGCAGTTTGATTAGCATTTATACGAGCTTGTTGTGACGCTAAAAATTCATCATAACCTTCAGCATTAAGTTGCATTTGGCCATCTTGACCAGTTTCCAAATATTGGGCAAGTTGAGGATATTTATTAATTAAATCAAGAACTTGTTGATTCACTTCAACAAGCTTATCTCTCCATTCTTGAGTACCAACAGCTAAACTATCCAATTCCTCATTAAGACTATCTAAATCTGTTTTTGAACTAGTTAAATCATCAAGATTAGATTTAGCTTCTGATAATTCAGAATTCAATTGTTCTGAAACATCTTTAAGCGAATCTATTTTTTCTTGTGTAGTAACTACCCAATCACTTAAAGCTTGAACTCCAAATGTTACAGCTCCAATTACCGCAGCAATCGCTAATAATACTGGTAATAAAGGGCCCCAGCCAGCTTGAGCAGCTTGACCGGCTAACATAGCAGCGGTTCCAAGAACGCCAAAAGCAACACTAACGACACTTAAGGAATTAGCTACATTATCTATTTGGTCGGCCTGTTCATCCATGCCTTGCGCACGCAAAGAAGAAGCAACAGAACTTAAAATACCAGATACTGTAGTGCCAACCGCGGCGATACCTTCAAATGCTACACCTGTTTTGTTTAACGCCGCTGTCACTTTATTTACTGACATTGAAAAAGTATTAAATTGTGCCGCAGATTCAGTGGTAAATGTACCATTTTTCTCTGCTAATTCTTTATATCTTTTATTAATTTCTGTAAAGGCTTTATCAAAATTTCCTTCGCTAAAATCTTTAACAAATGTATTAAGAGAAGCTTGTACTTCTTTATCTACTGTAACTCCTAAATCTTTGAAGTTTTTAGCAAAGTCATTTTTTAGATTCGTTGCCATGCCAGATAAATCGATTGATTTTAACTTGTCATCAGATAAATCACCTAAGAAGCTTGATAAACTACCAGTAGTTGCGCCGCCCTTTTCTTTAAATATACCTTGCAACTGCTTAGACAAGTCACTAGACATATTACTGAAAATACTCTTACTACCATTAACAAAAGTTCTTAATTTACTTGCCATACCATTGGCAAAGGAAGTCCCAGCTTGCTCTCCACCTTTCTTAGCATCTTTTGAAATTGAAGGTCCAAGAAAAGATTTACCAATGGAATTGAAAAATACATTAATAAGTTTTTGCGCGCCTTTAAATCCGGCGAAAACTAATAGTAATTGACCTAAGCTTCCGGCAAAAGAAATAATAGAATTTTCACTATTGGTAAAAGTACCAGTAATACTATTTAAAATATTAATAAAATTAGTAATTAAATCTATTGAGCCTTTAATAACATCATTATTGGCAAGATTTGTCCAAAAAATATCTAAAGCATTGTTAAGTTGATTGATTTTTGCTTCTAAACTATCTAATGTTTTTTCATATTGTCTATTAGCTGAACCCTGGGCATTATTTGCCGCAGTTACTAATTCAGTTAATCTCTCATTATCAGCCATTAATGCCAAGAAACGAGATTGCTGTCTACTACCAGCGGCCTGAGTAGCAATATAACGCTGAGTCATAAGGTCTAAAGTATCCCATTTGTCCGCCAATTCTAATATTACTTCATCGAAATTTCGGAATTGACCTGAAGCATCTCTTAATGCTACTCCTGCACTTCTTAATGCAGTTTCAATCTTGTTAGCATCAACTATTTCGCCCTCTACTTCTCCAATTTCATCCATAGGTTTTTTTAGCTCTTGGAAGCGCGCGATAATAGTCTTCATAGCAGTACCAGCAGTTTCCGTAATGTTCCAGAAAGGTCGTTAGTCTTTCTGCGTTCTCTTATGAACTGCTAATAGTTTCCTATTAGACCAGACTATATCTTCAAGTGAATAATTTCAGCTTGTCTATATTTTCGAGTTTACTTAAACCCTACTCTACTTAGATTTTACTCTGTTCGATAGTCGTTGGGCCTCCCTGTATTTAGGGTTGGCTGCTGATTACCATATTCTATATTGAACTTAGGTTTCCAGCAATTAAATAGAACTACGCCCGATTAGATAATAAATATGTTTTATATTTCCTATCTAAATAAATTGAAGCATTATTGTATATAATATCAAGAACCTTTTTTACCAATTCTTTTTTATCTATTCTAAATTCATATGCTTCAGTATTTATTTTTTTCCTAATTGTTCCATAATGTCCTATTTTCATTCGTTTTACTATTTGCTCAATAAAATGTTGAGTGCCCACAAAACCATATGAATAATGACCATTCCAAGTTATCCATCCGTCGCCATCACTGTAGCCACGCAAAAAATGTGGTAAAAGTTTATCATTTAATTGTTCCTTAGTGGGACATTCTAAAATTTTACTTTTCGCCGGTAAACAGCCCAAACGAATAAGATTTTCCTTTGTTTTCTTTGAAGAAAACTCTAAAATATAAAATTCTTTAGAACTTTTAATAGCATGACCGTCTTTAAATCTTTTACCTACTCCATATCCAGCTTCTTTAATTTGAATAGAATTTTTACAATGAGTATATGATTGAAATTTTTGAATAAAGTCTAAATCTACACTTCCCAATCCAATGCTATTTCTATCAGACCTTATCCAACCATCTGAATAAAGAACACCTAACCAATAAGCATCCTCTTCTGTAGTAATCACGCTAAAAAGATTATACTCATCATATTCACTATATTGATTCTTATTATTGCTTGAGTAATACCCATAAGAGTTTAATATTCTTTTACAAGTACTCCAAGATATTCCTAATTCTTTTGCAGTTGAATTTATACTATTAGTTTTCTCAAAAATAGGAACAATTATTTCTTTTGCTATATTAATTTTATTCATATTTATTATCTCCTTTTGTTGCTTCAAGCAACCGATTTTAATTGAGGCATTATTTCAGGCGCCTCACGAGTAGTTTCAATAATCTGCGCTAAGAAAGCAGACATATTTTCAAAACTTGCACCAGCATTATTGGCAATAGAAGCAGTTTTAGACATAGCGACCGCAATTTCTTGTGTATCTGCGGCAGTAATAGCAGCAAGCTCTGAATAAGTATCATTTACTTCATTAGCTTGCGTCATTTCCATGTTGAATCCACGAAGCATTATCATTCCACATAGGTCGTTAATCTATGTGCGTTCTCTTATGAACTGCTATATGTTTCCATATAGATTAGACTATATCTTTTTTACACCCGTTTCGTCTCACTTGAGACTAATATTAGTCGTTGAACCTTGAGTCTAAAATGGCATCAATATTTTGTAATTCTGTATATTTAATTTCTAATAATTCTATATTATTTTCTTTACAGTAATTTCGTTTTATTTCATCTCTTTTTTGAATAGTAGTTAAACTATCTTTAAAAAACCCGTTGTCTCTAAAATGCTGTTCACCTTGGTATTCTATTGCTATATTATATTTAGGAAGATAAAAGTCAAAGCGATATTTAGATTTATTTAAAGGAGCAAAAGTTTTTTGAGGAATGTACTCAATATTTCTATTATCTAAATAATTACGAATTTTTTGCTCTCCTATGCTTTTAAACTGATAACATTTAGGACATCCTCTGTTTCTTCCCTCAAACAAGTCACCTAGTTCTCTAATTTTAAAGACATAGCCACAATTATTGTGTTTTAATAAAGCTTCTTTAGTCATTCCTTTGTATTGCAATAATTGATACTCTTTAGAAAAACTTATGCCTAGTTTATTTTGTACTTCCTCTAAACTGTAATGACTAACTTCTGTTCGATATTTATGACAATTATCACAATGTTCAGGAGTATTTAATAAAGATACTAGGCTTCTTTCCATAATACAGCCACAGTTTTTACATTTAATCTTTTTCTTTTGAGTAGCAGGTCCGTCATATAAAATATCAAAACCGCATTTCTCTCCTAAATATTTTAATTTTTCGTGATAATCCTTAAAATTCTTATAACATACACATATATTAATTTTTCGGCTAATATCGCTAGCTTTTTTCAGTGAAATAACATTATCACAATGTAAACATTTTATCATAGCAGGTTTTTTATATCCGTTAAAAGAAATGATTTCAAATTTCCAATTTGGAAAAAATAAATGAATTCGTTCTGTAAATTCTAATTCTGAAAATTTATTTGCCATTTTGTCCTCCTTGGCTGCTGATTGTCCATTAATTAATACTTAGGTAAATTACCATATATCACCTCAGAACTTATTTCTACTTTCGTTCCTTATTGCTTTTGAGGAAAGCAAATGGCATCTGAGTTTTAGGATGTTTCAGCAATTAAAGTGTTTTAAAGCGACCCATCGTGATTTAAGCCGCTGTCATTAGGTTGGTTGCTTCTGCACCGTCTAAGTTTGCAATACGAGCCATTTTAGTTGTTTCAATACCAACTTCCATAGCTTCATTTAAATCTAACCCCTGCTGAACATAAAGTTTAGTCGCATCAACAAGGTCAAGTGTTTTTGCGCCCATTTCAGTCGCAGCATCACTATACTCTTTTCTCATACTCCATATTTCATCAAGAGTATAATCAGATACAACCGCAATTTCTGTCATTGATGCGTCTAATTCTTTAACAGTTTCATATGCAGAATGTATAGCTTCGCGCAATAAATACCAGCTATTGGTTAAACTAAAGAAGTCTAAAAAACTATTTTTTAATTGATTAATTTGATTATCAGCATATTGTAATTGTTCAGAAGCTTCTGAAAAACCATCTACTGCGACTTCAGCCTGGTTAATACTTGCTTTTAATCCTTGATAACTATCATTCAAATTTTCTACATATTTTGTCGCTTGATTATGATTTTCAGAATTAATTCTACGAATATAATCTTCTATGTCATCTAAATAAGCAACAGTATCTTGAAATTCTCGAATTGATGTATCTTCCCCTAAAATAGAACCGACATCTATACGAGTTACTTTTTGTAATTGTTTTAACTGGTCGATAAATAGATTTAAAGCTTGGCTATTTTCTTTAATACCTAAATCAACATTACCACTACTTTCTAAATCCTTTCTAATTTGTTCAATAGTTTTTTTACCAGTTTGTAATTGAGTTATTATATCTTCAAGGCCATCATCATCAATATTAAAGCCCGCTGTTGTCATTTTTTGTCTTGTTTTATTTAATTGTATATCTAAATCTTCATATGCTCTTCTCATTTGTTGAGCAATAGATGTTAATTTACTAAAATTAGTGTCAATCTTAATATCTGATAAGCCTACTTTTTTTAAGTCAATTTTTTGTAAATTTAGTTCAAAATCTTTAACATAATCAGATAATAACTTAAAAGCCTTTTGAGCTTCTCTAACATCTCCCATGTTAGTATAAGTTTTAGTAGTCAATTTATCTACAGTTTCTAATTGCTTTTCTAATTTATTAAAACTATTAAGAAATTGACTATCTAATCCACTTGGAAAACTTAAGTTTTTGAATTGAGTTTTCATAGATTTTACAGCACTTTGTATTTGACTTACATCTAAGTCAGCAATACCATCAATACGCCATGTGCTACGATTCGGCATTTTCCTTTCACCTCACTTATTCTATATCTTCATTTAGAATAAACGTCTGAAATACTTGTTCACTCCCTTTATTTCCAGTTGGATAAGCTGTAAAATTAATATACCCAACAGTTGGTGGTAAATCATTTCCTAATTGAATAGCAAAATTAGACATTAATCTTGCTTTCGGTACCATAAATATCGCTGTATTAATATTTCCTGTTATGTCATCTTTTAATCTGGTCTTAAAGCTTAAAGAGACATAACCATTTATAAATTGTTTACCAATAGTTAATATTTGTGCGCCATTAGTATAGTTAAAATTATAATAGACATTAACATTTGCATACGGTTCTAAATCATTAAAGGTAATAATATTGTCACTTAATGTATAATCGGTAATCTTATTCCCCTCTAAGTCATATATAAATAATGTACCAGATATTGGGTTATTTTTTAATTTTACTTTCTTTTCTTCATTTACTTCTAATTCTAATTCTTCTTGCGGCAAAATAACTGATTGTTGCTCATATATATTGGAATTACCAAGTAATGCTAAACTAATTGTTGAAAATACACCCTGGGTGAAACTAAAATTCACTTCTTTTGTACTTTCCCAAGTAACCCAAGTTTGATTATTGTAACCGCCTTGCGCGTTAACTCTATTTTTTATTTCATTTACATTTGCTACTTGTATAGAATCTAAAGTAATAATCGGTTCATTTGCTTCAATCTGTTTGCCCATAATAGTCATAGGATTAATAGCCTTTATAACGCAATTATATATTTCTTTAAATCCAAATAATTGATTTTCAGTCATCTTATACCTCATTATATAAGAAAAGGAGTGAGTATATACTCACTCCTTCCCAATTACTCCGTTACAGTTACAGAACAAGTATCTGTATAACTACCATCTTGAGTTGTAACAGTAATTATTACAGGAGTATCCTCATCTGTTACCGCAATAGCAGTAACCGTACCATTTATAACTGTTACTTTTGTATCATCACTTGTAGACCAACTAACAGTTTTATTAGTTGCATTTTGCGGCGCAATAGTAGCGGTTAATGTTTCAGATGTTGTTCCAGCTAAAGATAATGTTAAAGTATCTTTATTTAGTGTAACTCCAGTAACATTAACAACAGGATTATTTACCTGAACAGTATATTGTGCGCTAATTGATTCATCTTCAGTATGACACTTAATTATTGCACTTCCCGCGCTTTTGGCAGTTACTAACCCAGTAGAGGAAACTGAGGCAATTTCATCATGGTTAGAGGACCAGAATATTGGCTCAGTTGCTCCTTCAGGAGATACTGTAGCTTGTAACTGCTCGTTTCCACCTACTGTTAGTGTCAATGATTGTTTATTCAATGAGATATTAGTAACTGCTATTACCCCTGTTCAGCAGAGATATTATATTTTAATAAGCGCATCATAACAGCATTACCAGACTCGTCAGTAGCACGTAAAACGTCTACATTAAGATTAAATACAGAGGGGTCGCCTTCCTTTCGGTTTTCAAGTGCTACGTTAAAGCACTTCCTGTATTTCTACAGGTGTCAGACTATATCTTCATACTTAAGTATGCCATGCACTTCGACTCACTTGAGCCTACTCTACTCACTTCCAGCGGTTTGCTGTGTTTTCGATAGTCGTTGAACCTTCTATTAAATATTTAATAGCTTGGCTGCTGATTGCCGCCGACTTTACGCTGCGGTTTCCAGCAATTCACATGGTTTAAGGAGACCAAAGGCGATTTTTTGTTTAGCCTCCATGGTAATGGTGTTTTCAGAAGTAATCTTTCCCTTTGGAATAATAAATTGGAAATACTCATCTTCGCCAGTCTTTTCAGACCTCGCGAACGTATCGCCTGTTATGTAATCATCTTGTTTCGGTTTCCTAGACCATCTTGAGCTTTCACCCAATGTTCAGACTATATTTTCGCCTAAGCGTTTCACCTTATTTCTGAGGATTTTCAGAACTTATAGTCGTTGAACCTTCATAGAATTCCCATCTATATCCTGCACAAGTTTTAGCTTTCCCATTACAGCATTTAGAAATGCCAGTTGACCTTTTTAAATTAAGCTCTCGTGCGGCCTCAGACTGAGAACTAAAAATTTTAACTATTTTACCAGTTGTAATATCTATTTGAGCAACTGGTTTACCTCCATTTTGTGTGGTATAAACAGGCTCAATTTTGTCGCTATAATAATCGCGCCAGATGTAACCCTTGCTATACTTAAGTTCACCCTTAATTACTTTCTTTATATCATTTCTTCCGCCCTGAATAAAAATTGCGGCGTCTGTAATTGAGTCGAACTTTTTAACAAATTCTCCATTTAAGTTATAAGCATAAACTACTTTCTTATCATTTGGGAAATAAGATTGTGGAGTAACTTGTTCAAAGCGTTCAAAATCCCAAATATAACCATGAGCAGTTTTTGCTTTTTTATTTAAGCAATTAGAAATATGTTGAATAGTGTTTACTTTATTTACTCTGGCGGCTTCCGTTAGGGAGGGGAATTCAGCTATTAGTTTACCATTTTTACAATCATATTGATAAACTTTTTTACTGTGTCCACTTCCGCCCTCTGTAATGTTATATCCATTCGGAACTTGGGTGTTTAAAAAATCTATCCACTCTTGTTCTTTTTCATTCAGCAATTCTATAGGCGCTTCTTCTAAAATCTCAACTTTAAAATTTTCAAAACCATATTTTTGAATTGCTTTATAAAATACATTACATTTCTTGTAGCCTTTTCCATTCATTCCCTTTGCCCTTGCAAAAATAGTTTGAGTGGTTTGTCCAACATATTTCTTCCCGCTTGGAGAAGTATAACAATAAATAAAACCATAATTTCTTTTAGGAGTATTAGTTAAAATATTCATATCTACGCTTGGCTGCTGATTGTCCATTCTATACCTCCGTATAAATCTAATTATTTTTAAGCATTCGCGCTTGCGCTCATACGCTACGCTGTAGCTAATTAGCTATTAGGATTTTCCAGCAATTAGTGAAATTAATTTGAGTATATTTTATTTCCCCCTCTAGGAGCCCTATTACTATCAGGCAGCAAGTAAACTTAAGGTTCCAGGGAAGGTGTTAGGCCCAACTACAATTTCCATACCTTCTACTTTTAAGCTAAATTGAGCTAAATAGGTCTTACCAACTGTAGGAGAAGTTGTGGAAACACTACCACTGGTTGGGTCATAATAAACTACATTGGTTAGAGTATGAGCAACGCCCATAGCATCTGTCCAAGTAGATAAAGTGGGAGTACCAGTTGTAGGAGTAAAGTTAACTACTCTACGTAACTGAGTTGTTGCATTTGTGCCCTCAAGAACAGTACCATCACCAAACATAATGGCCATGGACTTGGGAGAAAATACTGCATCTTCAAGAGTTAAAGTAATTTCCTTACCAACATTTATGTTAACTCATAATCTCTTATGAGGTCAGACTATATCTTCACCCCTTAGGGTGTCTTACGTTTAGTCGTTGAGGATTTCTTTAAAAATAGTATTTGAAACAATTTTATTTTCATGAATACTTCTTGCAATTTGAACTACTGAAATTCCAGTTTCTAAATGAGCCGCGCGCATACTTTTATACCTACCTAATTCATTACCTTTTAAATCATAATGAATAACAGGAATAGGTTTATTATTTCGCCGCTTTTTCTCTTTTTTTGCTTCTTGTTGTAATCTATAATAATGTAAATTATTTTCTCGTGGAGTTACCCATTCAAGATTATTTTTTACATTGTTTAACTTATTACCGTCAATATGATTTACAAAAATTTTATGTTTTGGGTCTGGATTTTCAATAAAATGTTCTGCAACTAACCTATGAGTTTTAAATCTTTTTTGAATGGAATTATCAAAAGTAAGTTTAATGCTTCGATAGCCTCCGCCATCAAGACAACCTTGTAAAATATGTCCAGTATCTTTTCTACGAACTAATCCTGTATCACTTACTTCATATCTATCATTATATTTGATAGTTTTCCATTCCATTTTTAAAGACCTCCTGCTGATTGTCCAATCCAAAGAATTTTTTAACTATCACAATTATGTTGTAGTTTCTTTGGCTCTAAGGAGTTTCCAGCATTTTGTAAGATTTTTTATCATGCGTATTATTAGCATGGGGACCTTAGCAGAGAAATTACTAAGCTGCTAGTGTTAAGTCCCAGCCGATTAAGCGGGGATTTCCCTTCCCGCCCTGCGCGTACACGCTCTCAGCAGTTTGTTCAAGAGTGGACACTTTAAGTGTATCTAAGTATAGTACAGGTTCAGCAGGCTGACCAGTTTGGTCATCAATACGATAGAAGGTGCAATCTGCAACCTCTTTAATGCCATACCTATCAAGAATACTTGCCATTTAAAGCCTCCTAATTAGGATTTATCCAATACTTAGGTTTAACTTTTTTATTTCCAAATCCTGCCGTTGCTACTCTTAAGTCAGTTTCATACTTTTCTTTTTGTTGAAACACTTTAAAAATTTCATTCATAGCAGGAAATGTAATCTCTCCGATATTTAGTGGATTTAAACCAATTCCACTACAACAAAGAGCTGTTAACATTGTACCTAATGATATTGAATTTTTATTTCCTTTTTTCTTTTTTAATTTTTCTCTATAACGAGCTTTTGCTTTAATATAAGCTACTTTGGGATTTTCGTTTAATTTTGGCGGCTCTTTCTTCTCTTCGCCTAAAACTTCACGCAATTTATTTTGAAAATTAAAATAATTTTCTTCTTGAATATTCCTTATATCTTTAGCATCTTTAATTTTATCAATTCCATCTGTAAAGATTATTATTCTTGTTGAAGGAATAATTTTTACTTTTTCGTGAGTAAAAAAATCAAAAGCTTCTTCTGCATCTTTCATAATTTGAGGATTATTATAACAATTTACCAATAAATATTCAAATGGGGTTGGCGCATCAGGTATCGCTGTGCCCATTTGTAAATCCTTATCTTTTACAATCATGTCCCATATATCTTCTTGACAAATTGTTAGTAAATTCGCATATTCATTATATTTAGGATTTCCAATAACTTCTTTTACCAGTGGCGCATATATTTTAATATTTTGTTCCCAGTAAACTGGTTCATTTAAAAAAAATTGTGCGCTAATACTCATTAATTAAATTGCGTAATTTTATAATTTAATAAAAATGCGCTAATTTCCTCAGTAAAGAAGTTTACGCTAAAGCCAGAACCGCGAATAGTACCTAATCCATTTATGTATTTATTTTCCAATGATTTTTGAATTTCACCCATTATAGAATAAGGGCGCAAATTATCACTTTTTATCATCCATTGTTCATTTGGAACAAATACTTCTACTGCTAAATAAATATCAAGAAATTCTGTATTATCTCCAGAAGGAGTACCACGCAATACCCTTAAGGTTAATACAGATGTTGAATCTTCTTTATATCCTACTACAGGAATAATTCTAACAACCCCATTATCTCCATTCCGATAAGCTTGTTCAATAGTTACATCTGGTTTATCTGGATTTAATGGGTCTTTATCTGTATAATATAACAATCTCAATAAATTTTGATTAGCTAATAAACGTTTTACAATTTTTTGTAGATTTGGACCTAATTCCTCTAAAAATCTAACCTTACTCTCTTGTATCAATTTTATCACTTCCTGTAAACCAGAAATAATCAGTAGGGTCATCTTCTGGAGTCGGCTTAGGTAATGGAGTTAAATCACGAATTAAGGTTGGGTCCATAGAAACATACATAATTCCTGGTGTAGATAAGAAATCAAACCCAGTTACTCTTTCAGCACGAGATAAACCTTGAATGTCAATAGTTAAGTATGAGTTAATCATAAGATTTTTATTAAGTGGCATAATCATAAAATCTAATTTTAAATTTTCAAGATATAAAGTAGCCGAACGACTTCTGGATTTTAATTCATTCTTTAGCATATTATTCTCTTGACCCCATACATATGCTTCACTATTATATTCAGTACCATCTTCATTTAACCAAGTTATATTTTGATTAAGTTGAATAACTGTATATCTATTATAACCACTATCTTGGCGCTCGTCCCAATACCAAAATAAGTAATGTTTTCCTGCAATAGTAACAATATCTCCAATATTAAATTTTTCGCCGACTCTTGTTAATATGTGCATTACAGTTCGAGTTTCATCTTGAGAAGATGGTTCAAAAACACATTCAACTGTACGAGTTTTTTGCTCTAAGACACCTTCTTCATTTTCTTCTTCCCATTGATATTCAAATGTTTCATAGTGAGGCGACTGATTTAAAAATCTTTCAAAATTTGCTTGCCTTCCAATTTCTAATCTTTCCTTTGGATTAACTCCATATCTATTAATTCTTTGTTTATAAACATCAAAATAACTCATTGGCTTCCTCTTTACCCAATAAATTCATTACATCAAATATTGTCTTACGAAAATATTCGTAATTCAAATATTTGCAACTACTTAATTTATAAAAAATAGTGTAATAGTATATGGTTTTTTCTTCTTCTGGGAATCCCATTAATTCAATCAAAATAGAATCTAAATATGATTGCCATTCCCTATTTTTTTCACGTTCGCATAAACATCCAAATAATCTATTTTTTAATTTATTAATATATCCTTCTTTCACAAGGTTGTTCATAATCAACCTCCATAAAATCTCTTATAATTATAAGGCACGCCTTTAATACTCCTATAGTATACTTTTTCTAACTCCTTTGCCGCATTCAATTGACTTTCTTCTTTCTGTCTAAATTCACTTAATTGTTTTGCTGGACTAAAGTCACGCTCTGTATAGTATGGTCTTAAATTTTCCCAAGAATCTACAGTTCTACTATACCATATATATTTCATAAATTGTGCCCAAACTTGAATTTCATCATTACTAATATTTTCATCTATAAAGTTAGTTGCTGACTCGTCCCATTCTAAGGAACATCGTGGAAACTTAAACCATGGGCGCGCGGCTAAAGCTAATTGTTTTAAATCTTGATTAACTTGTTGCTCTTCCCATAAATCCCATTCATCAGACTCAATTAATACTAAAAAAGCATCATATAAATTTTGTACAGGAGTCATATTTTACGCCTCCTTTTCAGCTTCTTTTTCCTGTTGTGCCGCAACGACGGCATTGAAAACATTTACTTGGGTTTTATCTTGTAAAATTTTATCTCTTTGATAGTCAGTAATTCCTAAATCAACTGCTTTAGAGCTTAATTCCATAGCTTGGTCATGAGACATGGTCTCTACAACTTCTCTAAACTCTTTCAATGGAGTAGCAGTCAATAACTTTTCCATTTCTTTATCATCATAATATTTAATTTTAGGTTCTTCGCCCTCTTCCTCTAAACCCAAATCAATTTTAACTTGCATATCATCAATATATAAAATACCAGATTTAAATAAATATTCTACACCTGGGTCATAAATAGCTTGTTCTAATAATTCTTTAGGAATCCTCTGTAAGGCTCCCTTTTGTTGCCATGTTCTTTTTAAATTAAGTGCCGGAACATTTAATACAACAATTCCTTTAATAGTAGATTTAATTAATACATCATCTCTAACTGACATTAAATTTCCTCCAACGCGCGCCAATAATATCCTCCGGCGCTTAATCTATTAGGTTTCTTATTTATACATTCTCCAATATGTAAAATTCCAGTTAATCTCTCTGCTTCTCCAATAGAATGATATTTAGCAATTTCATTCCCATTCATATCTAATTGAATAACAGTTTTCATAATTTTTTCATTGTGAGTTCTCGTGTCTATTTCAATTCCATTTACTTGTATAAAGGCACCCATCATGGTCCTCCCAACAGTGTTTTAAAATTACGCTTAGTGCGCAATTAAACACACTAAGCGTAATTTTTATTTATACTATATCTTATGCACCATAGGGGTCATACATGGTTTGAGTAATTCCAGTATTCTTATAAATACCAAAGTTGTAATAAGTAAGAATAGCGGCACCCATTTTCTTGTAAACTTCGATTTCCATAGAACGGTCAACGTTGTTCCAATCATAAATCTGAGTGGCACCTTCCATAACTACCTTAACAACCTTTTCATTACCAGCAGGTAATACATAAGCTAATTGAGGGTCAATCCAAGTTGTAGTATTAGTGGTATCAGTATAAGACTGAGGTAACATTACAATAGGACAACCACGGAAGATATTAATATAACCCTGATTATGGATTCTATCAATATCCTGGGGATGATAAATACCCTGATAAGAAGTTCCAACAGGAACAATAGCATCGGCGCCCATGGCGGCGATAAATTCAGGGGAAGCTAAAATGATAGCATTACCATTTCTACCGGCATAAGCCTTAACAGTAGCACATAATTTAAACATATCATCAGCATCAAAGTTAGCAGAAGTAACACGATTAGCAGTAGGAGCAGCGGCATCAAAAGCAGCTCTTAAAGCACGCTGAACTTCTACAAAAGCGGCATTAGTCATACCGTCAGTAATAACGTCCATAACATCAGCTAAAGTCTCAGAACCATCTAACATTCTTTGGAAATCAATAGTAGCGGCTCCACCAATAGCATGAGTAGGAACCTCAAAGCTGGCGCTATCTAAACGGAAAGCTTCGTAAACACCAGAAATACCTACTCTGGTTAAGAACTTACGGGCGCGAAGCTTAGAAGCTTCTTTACCAACACGGAAAACAACCTTTTCGCCTTCGCCAACCTGACGTACTTCGGCGAAAACACCCATAGCATCAATTACATTAGCAGGAACAATTTCATCAGCATTTTCAATGATAATCTGATATAAGTCATATCTGTTCTTCATAAACATAGGAATAGAAGAACAATATTTGCTTAATTCTTCGCGGAAAGCCTCATCAACATTAGCAATTTCAAAGTTTTCAGGAGCAGAGCCACGAGCAGCAAATTTAGCTAATTCTCTAAATTCTTGAGTCATTATTCAGCACCTCCCTTAAACCTTTTTAATCTGAAGTTTTACCGCAATTTGGCCATCAGGCATTGTGGTGTATTCAATAACTTCGGCAGAAGGACCAGCGCTTGGGGCAGTCTTAACAATTTCCCAATAACCAGAATTGTCAGAAGCAATACCAGCATAGAGTTTGGTAGTTGCGATACCCTCTAAAGCTTCAATTAAAGCTTCTTCATTAGTAAAGTTTGTAGTATTATAACAAACTGTATTGGTAGTAAATTTGTCTCCAACGGCAGGTAAACCTAAACGAGGAAGAAAATCTTCGCCACCAGTTAAAGCGAAATCCTTTAAACCAGGAGTTCTCTCATCATATAAATGTTCAGAAGAATAGTTAATACCAATAATCTCAGTAGCAGCTAAAGTGGTAGTAGCTTTCTTCAGAGTACGAGTTACATTATCGATTGCAAAAAGCATACCGTTTTCTGCAACAACTGAACCATCAGCAGGAAACTCGGTAGAATCTAAGGCACATTGAGCTTCAACGCGGCCATCTCGTCTCCAAGCTACCTGATTTAGTTCAATTTGGCCATAGCCATTTTTAGATAACTTATTAACAGCCATTCTAAATGAACCTCCAGTTATTTTTTCTTATACTTAGAAAGTAATGCTTCTACACCAGATAGCTCAGTTTCTTGAGGTACAATTCCTCTTTCTTCTAATTCAAATAAGCCCTGATTGGCATTAACTAATTCATAAGCTAAGTCTTTATCTAATTCAACAATAGTAGAATAAGAATCTAACTTATTCCTATAAGAAGTAATTACTTCTTCATCTAACTTCATAGAATACTTATCAAGAATTGCATTTTTCTCTTGATTTTCAATATTCTTTTTATATTCATTCAATTCATGAAGTTGAGCTTCATATGTAGAAATTGTTTCAGAAGAACTGCCTAATTCAGCATTTAATTCATTAATCTTATCAACTGCCGCGCTATAATTGCCAATTTCAGTCATCGCGCGAATAGTGTTAAGAGCCTGTTTTTCCTCTTCGGTAATGAATTCAGGATAAACCTGAGTCATTTCGCCAACAATTTCAACATCCTCCTCTTTCTTCTCGAAATTGACTTTATAATATTTCTCTTCGTCACAATTAAATACAATAGCATGGTCATCATAAGATTCACAAATAAAGTAAACACATTGGCCATCTTTATTTAGCTTATCAAATAAAATATTGCATTTTTGTTTATCAGAAAGAGAAAATAAATTTTCATTATTCATTTGTACTTTTCCCCCTAACTTATCTAATATAGCGGAATATATCTTAGAAATAATTTCTTCTGATAATTGGAAGAAACCTGCGCCTTCAAAACAAGGAGTTATATCGTCACCAAGAACTTGCAGACCTAGAAATGAAGCAGTCTTATATTTAAAAACTTTGGCGCCATCTATATTTATCCATTCACCAGTAATAGACGGACCAAATAATTCCATGCTTTGACCTTTTCCGGCAATTTCATTAGCCTCTGGATATAAAGCAGTAAAAAGAATTACATCACAAGTAGCATAATCTCGTGTAACACCATCATCATCTAAATGTGATTCCCATGAGAAATTCTTTTCTTTGGGTACTATTCCATAAATGCGCCCCTCAGTTCTTGCTTTTCCGTGGTCTTCGAAATCACCGTCAAATTTATTATAAATTCCCTTAACAGGTGCATAATCTAATGTTTGAATCAATTTTTCGGCAAATTCATCATCAATATATCCGCCATTTCTGTTTAAACCCTTATAGAATATTCGGGCACGTTTTTTCGTTAGTGTATCTGAAATCTGCTCAGATACATCATTAAAAATAATGGGGAACTCTACAGGAATATCCATATATTTCCTCCCATTAAATATTACCAGTATTATCTTGACTTTGTTCCTTCTTCTGAGTAACTTCTGTCTTTTCTTGTTCTTCTAATTCTGGTCGCCCATTTTCTTTACTACTTTGAGTATAAGAAGTAGAAAGAGGACGTAACTTGTCTAATAAGCCCAAGAAATCATTTTCTAAGTTCTTTACGCCAACAAGTTCTTTCTGACTTAATCCTTGCGCAAGAGCCGGCATTAAGAAAGAATAACCAGAACTGGCAAGTTTTAAATAATCCTCAATTTTTTTACTCTCATTATGATAAGTAATTGGTAAAATTTTATAAGTAAACCTTATATTACTATTCCCATATAGTTTATTAATGAGCGCGGTAATGAAATTACTAAATTTATTACCTAATATCATCATTAAACTTGTATCATAATCAAGAGAATCGGATAAAGTACCACTACCAGTAGCAGCAAATAATTGTCCTGAAACACCTGCATTTGAATACATATTTTGTGCCATATTATTCAAAGCATTATTTGCCGCGGCATCGGCTGTTTTAGATTGAATAACCTCTACATCGCCATATGTTGTCAAAACCGCAAGATTAGGATTAGTTTTTCTTAACATTCCTACCGCACCATCGTGCATTACTTGCGCCTCAACATCTTCAAATAATAAAGTACCATCATTCAAGTGAGGAATTTTTTGAACTAAAATTTTCTTATATTCCTCAACTTCTCTTGTTAATTCATTTTCAACAGCCTGTTCGTACTGTATCACTGAAGGAATAATAGGAAGAAAATATGGACGAGTGTTATAAAAATTAAAAACTACACCAATGTCATTGGGAACAAGTACCCAAGGTCTTAAAGTTTTTGCCTTCTCCCAACGCCTATAATGGGAAGTAATAATTTTAGGATAAGTATTCAAAGCCATATTACGAGCTTTTAAATCAATAATAGTATTGAAATATTCTACATTAAATTCTAATATCGGATTATTATATTCGTCTTTAAAACGAGTGCGGCAATAATCAAATGGTAAATCCATTAATGCAAAAGCATTTTTGGATAATGTTTGAATAATACCATAATAGGTACCGTCAACTAGAACGTTTTTGGCAATTCTTGTAAGATTTTCAGGTAAATTCATTTTTTCAATATAATCAGTTGCGTTGTTAACTCGTTTAGCAATAGCTTTATCTTGGAGAGATTGACTAAATATTGGATAAGGGATTAATATTCCTATATATTTTAGTAATGTAGCATAATGCATAATAACTTGTTTATAAACGCCATTTCCATCATAATAATTACGAGAAAGTGTCTTTTGTGCCAAAACGCTGCCGCTATTTATGATATTTTGAACTTCTTCTTTAGAATATCTATAAATTGGCTTTGTTCTATCCCATTGTAAGTAATAATCATTATAAGAGTTTTCATTAATTGCAATCAACTTTTTTGCAAAAGTTTCTGAAATTTTAGGTTTAGTGTCCATTCTATTATCCCCCACTAAAGAAAACGAGATTGCGTCTTAGATTACCACGTTTGCGTTGCTTAGTTGCCTCTTCCTCTAATTCTTTTATGCGCCTTAATCCTATACATAGACTAGAAAATCTATCGTCGGGAAAGCGCGAATTAATAGGTTCAAGCACAATATCTAAACCTACACCTGTACGCTTCAGTCTAAGATTCCCTATTTCGTCAAAAAGTTTAGTTGTCATTTCATAGGGCATTAAAACCTTGGTCTTTTGCTCTAATGACATTTTTTGACCTTTTTTAGTAGATAATAACTTTGACCGTGCTTCTTGTTCTTTTATTAAAAAATCAACCAATCCAGCATCTATACGAGAATAACAGTTACTAAACATTTCACTGTTAATCTTATGATTAGCTTTAAATCCATACAAGATACGCGGCGCATCAGGTGGCTGAATTTTTTTATAGTCATCATCATTAAAGAATCCGAGAGGTTCATAAATTTCACCTTGATATTCTTGTGTCTCTATCATTAAATCTGCAATACCTGCGCCAATACCATTAATATCAATGATAACTTCGCGCGGCTTAAATTCTTTAATGATTCTTTTTAAATCAATTACTTGCCTTGTAAAGTGTTTGGTTTCCTTGGTTCGACCTAATATAAATATATTTACTACGATTGCACGGAATTTACCACGATTAGGGATTACCTTAAAAACAGTAACCACTGTGTTATCGTGTTTTCTACCAATATCTCATTATATTCCATTAAGTTCGCTAAGCTTAATGCGCTTTCGCTGCTCATAGTCTCCTATGAGATTAGACTATATTTTCACCCAATAGGTGCTTTCTCTTTCGACCCGCTTGAGTCTACTTCCTTTCGGAATAGTCGTTGAACCAGTTCATTAATTACTATATTTAATATAGTTACCTCCTAAACTGGTGCGGATTGTCCTTTGTATCACAGACCTTAGAATTACTTCATAGTCCATCCTTTAAATTATTTCTGCTTTCGCGGCATTGATTTTAATGGAGGATTAAAATCTTTAGCTTTAAAGGCTTTCGGAGTTTCCCGCTTTTAAGAAAGTTTACAAAATCCATTTCTGGATTAAGCGGCAGTTTTACTTACCGATATTAAGTAGAAAATATCTTTATTGTTTTTATTAAAATGTGCGCGCCATTCGGCATTAATTATTTTTCTATGGTTATTTAATTTATTGAAATTAAACCAAGCTTCGTCATTTTCGGAAGTATATACACTGAGATATTCACGCGCGAAGATTTGTTCATTCATTGTCTTGTCACTTCTCATATCTCTAACAAAACTTGCAGGATAAATTCCCTCAATAACTGGCACCCGATAATCCAATCCCATTATCCACGCGCTATTAGGGTCAATAATCATTCTAACCAATATATCTAAAGCTTTTTCATAGTTATAGTTTGATTTACTACTTGCGCTCGTCGTATACGTCTGTATTTGATGCATCTCATATGGATTTAATTGACCAGCTCCTACTGTTAATCTGACTTTTGAGGTTGTTGGTACAAGGATAGAGTTAACTGCGTCACCCTGTTGATCCCTTGTTTCATCGACGGCTATCGCATCAAATCTGCGTCCACGAGTTGTTTCAAGGGCGGCGGTTACTTCAATTTTACTACCATTCTTAGAGTTAATAACAAAATAATCTTTACCAGCTAATGGTGGTCCAGTTAATTCATTTTGCAAATATGGGAATCGCGCCAATATGTCATTAAAAGTCTGTTTTGCAACTTGTGCTGCTTGAGTTTTACTTGGCGCGGTAATAGCAATACTTGAAGTTGGACAAAATATGCATCTATGTACCGAAGCAAAAACTTCCAGAAAAGTTTTACTAACACCACGAGCGGCGGTAATATGATTAAGAGGAACCCTGGCTAATTGCCGCAATATAATCCTCTGATAGAACATCCAATGAAATGAACTATTTACTGGCAATAATACCTCTTCTGCCCATAGGTCTGGATATACAGACCAAAAGTTCAATTTCTCCATTAGTCTCTTATTGCACTTCTCCAATATGGGTTCATTTAATGGAACATTTTTTTCAACAGGAATTCCAAATCTACTTGATAAGTTTTCATTTGCACCTTTCGGCAGTGCTGTGTTAATAAATGGTAACATTAAACGCCTACCGTATCGGAATCAAATACTTCATCAAGTATCAATTCCTCATATGTCTCATTTTCACGTTTCTCAAAGTCTACTTCTTCAATATCAAGTAAAGGATTTTCCTCAAAGCGCTTCTGTTCCAATTCTGCTTCCGTCTTAACTGCTTCATTTGCAATTTTTAATTGTTGAATTCTCTCATTAACTTCGTCGCCGATTCCCGGCTCATTCGTATATAATCTTTGTACAAATGTTTGCATACTATGAATAACCTCATCAACAATATCCTTATTTGCGCCATCATACCATTTATTAAGCCAACCCCGCTTCTCTTCCCATGCTACAATTTCACCCATAGAGGAGAAACCGCTGTCATTTTTAGCATTTTTAGGAGTAAAGTCGGCAATTTTTGTTAATTTCTCATATGAGGCGATAAGTTTATCAAAATCCGTGTCGGCCATAATACGTTCATCAATGGATAAGCTAATTTTACATAACTTCTTAGCCTGGTCCATATTGAGCGCACCGTTAACATTTTGAGTAGCCATAAGGCCAGTTAATAAATTATTCAAATATAGCAATTGTTCTTCATCATAATTACTACCCCATTGTTGCCGCAATTCTTCATAGTATTCATCACGCATAAGGGGCAATTCCGCGCGCAAAAGTCCATTTTCTTGTAATTTCTTATATTCCTCATAATAATCTTCCCAATGAATGTCGGCGAACTTTTGTTCTTGAAATAAGTTACTATATGCAATAAAGAAATTTTTTGGATTCATATCGCGCAAACGCTGTAACTCATTCGGCACAAAAGGAATATCCAATGAACGGCACAAATTGTTCGCCGTAGCCCAGTTTTCGTCATTCTCTAATATCTCATTAATACAGAAGTTACATATAGGACTGTAGCCATCGCCGCATATAATTGATTTACTCTTAATATAGTCATTATAGTTGCGCATTTTTTTACATTTGGAGCACAACTTGTCGCCGCGCAAAAGATTATGGTCGGCGGCGACTTTAATGTTTGGATTGCTTATCATCGGCATTGGCTTTCATCTCTTTTTCACTTTTTGCGGCCTTTTTAGCCAACCTGTACAAGTTCCTTTTCTTATTAGTTGAGAGGTGGTCCCAGGCGGCGACAATAGTATCATACATTTGTTCATCTGTATAATCCCCAATATCTGGTGTAATTTTAATGCCCATCAGCGTCAATAGGCCCACCACCTCTATCATTTCCATTCGCGGCAATAATTGCATTACTTCTTCAACTTTTCTTGCCATGTTTACACTCCTTGCAATAATTTGTAAATCCATCACTTGCGGCGCTACGTTTCAAATAATAGTCACCATTGCGCGGCTTCCATTTACCGCATTTTACACATTGTTTGAACACCGTGGGGCCGCACATTATGTACTCAATTAATTTATAATGTCTTTCCACTTGTTCAATTATTGCATTAATTATCCTCTTAGTGAATATTGTACTAATATAGTTAATACTATGCTCCTTATTATAGTATTTCATTAGCGCCACCTTAATATCCTCATTACTACAGTGCCGCAATTTCATTTGCAAAATAGTATTGTCAATTTCACTGAGGTTTGCGCGCTTGACATAATATTCTAAATAACGCAGTAACATCTCTACTTGGGGTGCATCATACACATCATTTTCCCCAATATTCATCGCCAATTCCTCATAGTGTTCAAGTAGTGCGCGCACGTGGCTACTCTCCCTAAAGTCAAAATAGCGCAACTTTGGATTGTTTTCCATTTCTTTAATTTTTGCGTCTCCCTCACGCAACTTTTCGCCGCAGAAGGCGCGAAAAGTTGTGTTGTCAAAATGGTCAGCAGGGTTGACATCCCCTATTAGGAGCCTCTTATCTTCAAATGGCAATATGTTCACCATTCCCCTCATTTGCACTGACCACCACATTTTCAAATTCTCATGGGGCGCATAATTTCCCTCTTTAATGCCGTCCCAAATTTGATATTGCGACTGGCGCAAATGAACCAAGTGTCGTTTGGCCCTATTATACAAATTCTCGTTCCATTGGGGCATTTGACCGTTCTCATAGGCGGCGATTTGATTTTCCAACTCTCTTATGGATTGCCATAATGTTTGGAAGGCCTTAGTAGCGGGAGCGTCTTTGTGTTTCTCCATGTAAGTTACTATTTGTTCCTTCTTTAGCACCTTCTTTTGGGTTACTTTCAAAGGGACGTTCGTCGTGTGTATCGGTGTACCCAATTCATTCATTTTCTCAATTAGGGCATCTAATGACACCACTTTGTCGTCACTATTTTGCCATGGTGAGAATTTATTTTTTTCAAACAAATAAGGTTGTGATTTGTCATGATACTTGTCACACCATAATATATAATTGGAAAGAAGTTCGAGGTCAGAGTGTGATAAAGAGGACTCTTGTTGTACATAATTTTGCACAAAATTTACTCTGTCTTCAACATTTTCCAATGAAAAGTCTAAATCCATAAATTACCTCCTATGTGTATTATAACACAAAATAGGGAGAAAATCAAATTTTTGGTTTGTATTTTTGGTTTGTATTTTTGGTTTGTATTTTTGGTTTGTATTTTTGGTTTAGTAAGAAAAAATTCAACGTCCCTTTTTTCATTTCCAAATTTTTCCAAATAATTTCTAAACCCACGCCCCTTCACCGCATTAAAGTGCTACTATGATACTATGCTAACATGGTATACCCCACTACATCACTACTTTAACACGTTAACACATTATCATACTACTATAGCAAAGTGCACAAAAATTTTCCTTCACTTTGTTAAAAATAACACTTGTACATTATATCTTTTTATGGTATCATTAGTACATCGAAAGACGGGAAGTGAATATAATGGACGAAATCAAAACTTGTTTAATCAACAAATACAATCAGTTAACATATACTCATAGTTATATCTTTGGGTATGCTTATAGGGGTGTCGTATATAGTGCAAGAGTCAATGACGGTCGTGCGCTATTATCACAGTTATTATACATCGATGAATCAAGTCCAAAGAATGGACTACAGTATATATTAAGATATAGACCAAACCATAAACAATGGCAAATGATTTGTGACAATGCGCAAGAAGTTAAAAAAGTATGTACATTAAACCATTTAGAGACATTAGGACGTAAACTAAAGAAAAACCGTGGTGAAACATTTGAATTATTAGTTGCACAAAGATACAATGGTAAAGTATCCAATAAGTGTAACTTAAAGTTTACAAATGGCGGCGATATGACAATAAACAATGTACCTTATCAGGTAAAATATAGCAGTGCAACGTTTGCAAGTATAAAGATAATGGGAGAGTAATAATAATATGAAAACATTATTAAATATCATCAGCATTATTTTTGCGCTTATTTTCGTTTGGGGTATTGTGTCATTTGTGGAAGTAAATAGTAAAAACTTATACGATAATCCGCAATATTCCAGTTGGAACATGTTTGAACTAATAAGGTGATAAAAAAAAGTTCAAAAAAACTCTTGACAAATAGAAAAATCTATGTTATAATAAATACAGAAAGACAAGGAAAAGTCATTAAAACCAGAAAGGAATAATGAATATGAAAGAGAAAATGACAACCAGAGACTTTTTGAACACTGTATTAGAAAATGAGGAATTCCGCAAAATTGTCGTTAACGGTCAAACGATTGAAAGTAAAGCAACAGAAATGCTTGAAGCAATTAATCGCCGAAATGCAACTAAAGCCAACGGCGAAAAAAAACCGAGTAAGTCTTATAAAGAAAATACCGAATTGCGGGCGAGATTGCTTGAATATTTTCAGAATAGGGAAGAAATCGAACCTATTACAGCAGGTGCCCTTGCGGAAGTTTTTGAAATGTCTACCCCTAAAGTGACCGGTGCACTCCGGCAAATGGTAGATATTGATAATACCATTGAACGGCATGACGTTGGCAAGAATAAACCTTATGCTTATAGTTTAAAAATTGAATAAGGGAGATTTTCTCCCTTATTCATTCTAAAGGGGTGATAACATGGCGGTAAGTAAAGAAACTCAAAGCAACAACCGTTATAGGGAATTTTTAATCAAAAAACTAATGGGTTTTTGTTCATGTTCTGAAATCGGCGGTAGTGAAGAATGGGTTAAAAGAACCGCATCAAATTCTTTTGGGTTCATGTTTGTAAATGATAATGGAGATGAGGGAACTGTAAAAGTCACAGTTAGTTTTCCGCGCGGTAGTAGAGACGGTGAACCGTATGACTATGAAGCGGAAGCAGACGAGTACAAAATAAAATGTGAGCGCAAGGCAAATAAAGAAAAAGAAAATGAACAGCGCAAAGCAAAGAAAATTAAAGCCGATAAGGAAAAAAGGGGGTGAATAAATGATTATTTATTTAGACATGGACGGCACTATCGCCGATCTATACAGCGTTCCTAATTGGTTAGATTATATTAAACATGATAACACATATCCATATAGGAAAGCAAAGCTTTTACTTAATCAAAATGAAATAGAATGGCTTAATAATTGGATTAAGTGCGGCAACGATATTGCGGTTATCTCATGGTTAAGTAAAGGCGGCAACCGCAAATATAATAAAGCCGTTCGTGCGGCAAAAATACGTTGGTTAAAGAAAAATTTGCCGTTGCCGTATGCAAGTATTCACATTGTTAAATATGGGACACCAAAAAGCAAATTTAATTGTAAAAATAATATTCTCATTGACGATGATGAAAGAAATCTAATTGATTGGCAAAGAAATGGCGGAATTGCATTATCGCCGCAAGAATTTAAGGAAATTGTAAAAAAAGATAGTAATATAAGGGAGTAAAAAGAAATGAATGTAGCGATTTTTGATACGGAAACAATTGGACTAAATAAACCGTTTTGTTACAACGTCGGCATGGTAATTGCGGATACCAATAGCGGCACAATTTTAAAAAAATATGAATGGGTAATTGAACAAATTTGGCATAATTTACCATTATTTGAAACGGCATATTATGCGGACAAACGCCCCATTTACGTTAAACGCATGAAAGCACGCAAAATAAAAATGAAAAAATGGGGGCAAGTAACGCAAGAAATACGGAAAATATTCAAGCAATTTAAAGTTGTTGCCGCATATGCGTACAATAGCCCATTCGATGAAAAAGTTTTTAACTTTAATTGTAATTGGTTCAAAACTCAAAATCCATTTGAAAATTTGCCGGTTTATGATATCCGTGGATATGCTCATGCAAAAATTTGCACAACAGAAAAATACATGGACTTTTGCGACATGAACGACCGTTTAACTGAATCCGGCAACTATAGTACAACGGCAGAATCAGTGTATCAATATTTAAGCGGAAACACGGAATTTGAAGAAGAACATACAGCGCTTGCCGATAGTGTTATTGAATGGGAAATTCTTAAATATTGCGTTGCGCATGGGTGTAAATGGAATATGAATTACAAAGTCCTTGTTTCCATTCCAAATAGACATGAAAAAACATTCATTCTTAAATTGCCGAACGGTAATAGTTTTGCATATGAATATAAAAGTTTAATTTTCCGTAAAGCCGAAAGAAGATTGATTTTAAAATGATAGTGGATATGTTTACCATTGAAAAAGATAAAATAATTTAAAGAATAGCGGGACTGTTTCCCGTTATTCTTTTTGCCGCCGGTTAGTCCAGACTAACTGATATTCGAACATATGTTCTGTGGCTTCACTCTTAACCTTGTCCGGGTTTCCGCAGCGCATATCCCCCATTATATTGTACCACAATATCATTGTCAAGTCAAGCATTTTTTAATTTTGCTTTAACGCTTTAATACACTAAAGCGCGGCACAATATGTAATCCAAACGTATGTTCTATTACAATATCGAACATATGTTCTGTATTTTCGCTATCATTTTGTCGAACATATGTTCCCCTCATATAGAACATATGTTCTATGTACACTTGAACAATTATTCATATGTTCGCCGCCGAACGTATGTTCTATATTTTGTCGAACAAATGTTCTTTGTATAAAATTAATAAACTTTTAGTCAAATTTTCATTACATTTGTATAGAACATATGTTTTGTATATTTTTAACAAAAATATTGTCAAATTTTTGTATAAATATATAGAATTTAATTTTCGAACAAACGTTCGTGTCGCATTACATTATAAACCAGCTGCGATTAAAGCAGCTGCGAATTTACATTCTTAATGCAGCTGCGTTTTCAATCCGGCTGCGTTTTAATAATAATTTTTCTCATGCAGCTGTGTTTTCCCCTTCTCGTCATGTTAAAAGCCTGGACAAACCGCCTACGTACTACAATTTTCGAACAAATGTTCGATTTACAATAAAACGTAACAAACAATAAATTTCCAAAATTAAAAATTATTATATTAAGTAATTAAAATTCATATCTTTACAATTCTTAATGTTATGACATTAGTTTATGTAATTGCCTTGTTTTAAGATGAAATATTATGTATAACATAATGTTTTAGCTTGCGTGAACACTTTTTTCCCCTCTCGTCATGTGAAAAGGCTCTTTTTTGCCTTCACGCAATGTTAAAAGCCTGGACAAACCGCCTCTTTTAGTACTGGGGGGTAAGGCCCCCCAGCCCCCCCGTTTTTTTGGAAAAATTTTTTAAAGACTGACGCGGGGCCGGAGGCACCGCCAAAATGCGAAGCATTTATCTTGTTTCTCCCTGGATTTTTGGATGGGGGTGAAGGAGACAAGAGAAGAGAAGTGGGAGAAGTAAATGGAGAAAAAGGAAAGGAGGAGTAGGAAAAGTAAAATGGGGAGAAAGAGGGGAAAGAAAGTGGAAAATGTAGGAATGTATGAAGGGGAGACAAGGAGCTGTACAATGTGCTTTAGTCGCGCCAGGCAAAAATCGGATGAGGCTGAAGAAATGAGCTGCAAAGAAGAGGTCTTGCGGCACGAAAGGAAATGGAATAACACATTGTGTGTACCATTTTTTTTACCATATAAGGGAGATAAATGCAGAACAGTCCGCACAGGACAGTACACACAAGACATAAAATAAGACGTGTATGAGAAAACATACACGTCAATATTGTTGCCGCCGCGCCGCCCGCCACCCACTCACGCTTCCACATTCACCAAATCGCGGCGAAATTATTGTCGTTGATTTGCACTTCATGCGGCACGTCATTGTTAATGGGGATTACGGCACCATTGGGTCTGAATATATACACATTGCCGCTCTTCTTTTCAATAAAGCCAAGCTTTTCAAGCTTATTGAAAGCTTTACGCAAGGTTTCAACGGATATTCCTGTTTCATTCCATAGCGCGGCAGGGCTGTATTCAAAAGTGTAATTATCTTGATTCATACATAGGCGGAAATATAGTGTGAGTTCAGATTTTGATAAGAGGGAAAGCGCGGCTTTAATGTCGTCGTAATTGATGACAAGGAAATTGTTATAATGGGGTGGATGCTTAATTTGTATTATGCGCTGATACGGGACTGACAAGGGACACCTCCGAAATTGTAGAAAACGTGGGAAATTTTTGGAAAATATTTGAAAAAATTTCTGGAAAATATTGCGGGAAATTTCTGGAAAATATTTAACCCCCTATAAGAGCGCGCACGATTTTCCAGAAAAACATTCCCAGGAATGGGAATATGAGACATTCCCAGGAATGGGAATATGAGACAT